TTAATAGAGATGGTAAACCTCCATCTCCTCGGCCCGCTGGCCGACCCTCTTAAATGACGGATGCCGCAGTTTGCCGTCCTGTGTCCAGGCTCGGTACTCGACCTCCGCCACGAGCAGCGGTTCGGAGAAGATCGCACCCTTGCGTTTCAGTGCCACCGGCGGCCGCCCCGCGGGGATAGCATCGAGCAGTTCGCGAAGCTGCACCGATTCCTTGTTGCTCCACCCGGTACCGCAGCCGCCGACGTAGACGAGGCCGTCGCCCGTCTTGGCAGCCAGCAGCAGGCGACCGATCGCACCTGGCACCGTCGATCGCTCATAGCCGACGATCACGAAGCTGTCGCGCCGCGTGCATTTGATCTTGAGCCATTCCGGCCGGCGGCCCGACCGATAGGGCTTGTCTCGACGCTTTGCGATGATGCCTTCGAGGCCGAGCTCGCAAGCGGCGCGAAAGAACTCGGCGCCCTCGGCGTGCACCTCCTCCGAGAAGCGAATCGCGCCAGTCCTGCCGGCGACGATCGGTTCGAGCAGTTGCCGGCGCTCGACTAAGGGCATCATCCGGAGGTCTTGGCCGTCGAGATAGAGAAGATCGAAGGCGAAGAAGATGATCTCTGCGGCATCGTGCAGGCTCGGACGCCTGCCGACCGCGCGCTGCAGCAGACCAAAATCGGAGCGGCCCTGGTCGTCGAGCACGACAGCCTCGCCATCAATGATCATTGTCGCATGGCCGAGCTCGCGCGCCTCGGTGACGATCGAGCCGAACTTCTTGGACCAATCATATCCGCCGCGCGTGATCGCCCTCACCTCGCTTGGCTCGACGTGCACCGCCAGTCGGTACCCGTCCCACTTCACCTCGAAGGCCCACTCCGGACCCTTCGGCGGCTTGTCGACGAGGGTTGCGACGCAGGGATCGACCCGCCGCGGCATCGGCTCGGACAGCGGTGTGGGAGTTGATCTCTTCCGAGGTGTTTTAGCCATGACGCATTAACGCACGAACCAGCGAAAACGTCTAAGCTGCTGCACAAGGAGGAACGCCATGCCGAAACAGCCGATATTTTCAGCCCCCAAGCGCGGTGAAGCTTATCCCGATCGAGATCTAGATTGCCAAATGGCGATGGAGGAAGTGTTCCGGGCAGTGGCTGAGGAAGCGCAGGCCGCTGGCTGGTCTGAGCGAGAGGTCGCCGTCGCGCTGATCGAGCTTGCACATAATCATTGGTTCGCGCTGGACGCCAAGGACCGCATGTTCGACGAGGCCGCCGGCGTGCTCCTTCGCAAAGCAAAGCCAGCGGCGGTGCATTGAAGGCTAGGCCGCGCCCCTCCTCTGATCTCCATCCGCCGGCGGGATAAAGACCACCGACACCAGACGCGACCCGCAGCGGGGGCACCGGAGCCGGGAAGCAAGTATTGCGAGGGGAAAGTCGCGGCCGCGCGTCGTGACGAGCGTCAGCATATCGAGATCATAGGTCCATGTGCATTCGCGGATAGACTTCAGGCCCTCGCGCTTGCCGTAGGCGCAGCGCGCCTTGAGGCGCCATCCGAGGCTGAAGGCTTCACCGATTGTCTCGACCATGAGGTTGAGATAATGTAAGAACAAAAGAAGAACAATCTTTAGCATTCGAATTCCCCAAATTTGGGGAGGGAGGCCTACTGTGAGCGACGATCCGTCCGCCGCAAAGAAGTCAACCGAAGGCCCCCGGGCGCACCTCTGCGAGCACCCTGGCTGCAAGAAATGGGGCGGCTTCGGCTTTCCGGCCGGCGGTCTGGCCTCCGTCGAAGCAGGCGTGATCCCATGACCGATCACAAGCACCTTGATCAAGGCATCTACATCCGCCTCGTGACCACACGGGAGCCCATAAAGCGAGCGTTCGCCGGCACTGGTCGATCACGGCGGCGCGAGAAATCGAGCGCTCATTGGATTGCTCAGTCCATCGTCACCGGCATCCGCGGCAATCACCGTCTCGAGCGGGACGGTGTGGTAATAGACGAAGCAGAGATCGTCGAACTATTGGCGGACGAACTCTGGAAGGTGCCCGAGGCGATAGCCAAGGATTTCGTCGGCATTGATGCCAGCAAACGGGACGATGCCAAGGCGGCGATCACGCATGCGCTGCTAACGGCCCTGACCAGCCGGTTCGAATGCACGTTCTTTCAGCCGGAGTATCGCGGCATGGGGCCATCGGCCTATCCGTCGTGTCGTTGACAAAAAAACGGCGCGGAACGACTTTGATGACCGTGCGTTATTAGACCGGGCTCCGTTTCTTCCGGGGCTCTGCCACCCTTCCTTCTGGCCCCGGTCGACGCGTTTCGGGGCCATTCTTTTTTTGGCTCGCTCCCTGCCTGCTGGGAACCTTTTCGCCGTATGTGCGTTTCTGGCGTGTCCTGATCCCGACCCCCCCTCGGGGCAGGCCGGCTTCACCAAATCCCCGGAGTGAAGTCCGAAGGAGCCTCTGGCCTCGTCACCCCGACGAGGCCATTTCTTTGCGCAGTCTCCATAGGCGAAGGAAAGCGCACGCGGCTGGGAACAATGCTCGTACGGACGGGTTGGAACTCCAATAAAGGAGTTCTGGCGATGATCCTAATCCCACCCGAATTTGGCTGTCGCGCCGGGGAGGGGTCTGATTCCTCGGGACTTATCGCCTCCCTAAAATATGCGCTGGCGGCCGAAGCTCCATTTGATACGCAAGGCCTCTGCTTTAGAGTGCTCGGAAACAGCGTCGTGATCGAGGGCCAAGTAAGTGCCCCCGGCGCGGACGAGTTTATCCGCAGGGTGGCTGAGGATATAGCGGGCGCCGATCGGGTTGTCGTACGTGTCGGGTGTCCCGTCGGACCATTTCCGAACGGTCCACTGGATAAAGGTTCGGACCCCGGCGACCGAAGCCTGGCCATCGGAGCGAAAATTGCGCAACGGGTGGTAGTAGTCCCGCCTCCCCGTCTGCGGAGTTGGTTGGATAAAAAAAGGCCCCGCTGAACGGGACCTGAGGCGAACCGGCGCCCGGCTTTTGCCGAGAAACTGCGAGCATCAATAACCTCGGTAGGCCCCACACCTAGCGGGGACGCTAATGGCAGCGGGGCCTAGAGGCGCCTCGATCGACCGGGTTGAGGATCGAGAGCAGCTGAAAACGTAGGGCGGCGGAAAAGGTTCCACCATGGGACTTCAGTCCCATATGGCCGCGCAAAGGTCGTAGGTTCGTTGTCGCACCGCCGCATAGGGAACATTCCGCATCGGCGACCGTTGTGCATTGCCGATGACCGCACGGATCAAAGGCTGGGGTTCCATCGACAGTTTTAAGAATGCGGCCCCTTATGTTACACGATCGGTATAGTACGCGCGCTCTGAGGCCCCGTCGGAAACGACGGGGCCATTTCTTTGAGGCAAGCACCTCGGACTTAGGTCTGATAACTCCCCCGCAAAGGTCCTACCCGCATTGCCGAATCTCATTCGCGTTGCCATTCCTAGTTGAGCGTCAACCGCACTTGGCGCGAGTGACCCCGGAGCGCGTCTGCGCGCTCTGGGGTCCGGCTCTCTACCCCCAAATTTTAGGAACCATTTCTGCGCCTAGCGGATCTACTTAGTGCCGCCCTACCCTTCCTGCTGGATCAAAGGAGGATTGAGATGGCCCAAAGCAAGCGCCGAATGATGAAGCCGAGCGAAATACCAGATTTCGTGTCTGAGCTGATTGCGGACGGCTGGGAGATCACCGCCATAGGCCACGACAAGTACGTGCTTGGCGATATCGAGGAACAGCATCGAGCAAGAGACGAACTCGACCGCATAACCGAAAAGTACGGCGACCGCGATAGCCTGAAGCTGGAGATTGTCGCCTACCTCTGGTCGATCGGGCGATACATAGAGATTGCCTCAGAAGGCACGCGGCATTAGCGCCCACCGAAGCACTAGGCTCAGTACCCATTACTCTGGCAGGCTGCAACCACCTGTTTGTGTGGTGAACAGCGCGGGCCGATTTCGCCTTGCATCTGGCGATTTCAACGGAACCTGGAAGGTGCCGGGACGTTGACGGTTATGCGACCCACGGCGGCGACCCGAAAGAGCCGCAGCGATCATCAAACAACAACACGTCAGGGAGACGAGCAATGGTTAGCAACGCATTGAAGGCGCTTCTGGGGGTTCTGGCGGTCGCCGGCTACCAGAACCGGGATAAAATTGGCGAGTTGTTGAAGGGGCTCAGAAACCCGGCACAACTCGGACCTGATGGTCAACCGCAAGCGGGCGGAGGATTGGGCGATCTTCTCGGAGGACTGGCGGGCGGCAGCCAAACGGGCATGGGTGGTCTCGGAGGTCTTGGTGGCCTGTTTGGGGGCGCTGCCTCAGGAGGTGGGCTCGGTGGAAGTCTTGGCGAGTTGCTCCGGCAGTTTGAACAGAAGGGGCACGGCGAAACGGCTAACTCATGGGTTCGCCCCGGGGAGAATAAGCCAGTCGGCGATCGCGAGCTGTCCGAGGTGCTTGGCCCAGAGGTGCTCAACGACCTCTCGGCACGCACAGGCCTGCCCCCCGCGGAAATTCTAAGCCGTTTGAGCCGCGAACTTCCGACGGCCGTTGACGATCTCACTCCGAACGGCCAGTTGCCATCTGATGTGGATGACGAGGCAGGCGCGCCCGGCTCCGTCCCGTCGGTGAAGCCCCAGATCGTGTGAGGCCACGACGTTCCGGCATTAGATTCAGGTGATTAAGTGTACTAGGGCTCGTTGGAACAGTATCTCTCTCTTTTTGGCCCCGCCCCATCGGGGCCATTTCTTTCCCTGCACGGAAAGATTGATTTAGGGCATTGTCAAATAGAAAGTGAGCCGCCATTACTGGTTGAGCGTCATCACACCGTTGACGCTAGGCCCCCAGGGCGCGACCCGCCCCAAGCACTGCGCGCTCTGGGGTCCACCCGGCGAACTCTTCGGGTATTGCGTTGTCATCAGTTCGGCGCATACTTCAACATCGCTGGGCAGTTATTAGGGCCCCGACGACTGGAAGACGTCACGCTTTCGCCCCAGGTTACAGGAGGTCGCGTGATGTCCCTCACGACCAATTCAAAGGTACTTCTCCCTCACGAAATCAACCAGATCGAACAGATCTTCGTGGACGTCCTGCGCGGGCTCGGCCTGTCGCGGAATAGTGAGGCCGCAGAGGCAATCGCAAGACGCATTATTAGCTGTTACCAAAGCGGCACTCGGGAGAGCGGCGCTCTGAAACACATGATCGGCTACTATAAATCGGCGGCTCTGGAAGAGAACGCGGACTCGCTTTCGCACGGCAACCAGGCGGTTTCGATCCGGGAGATTGCCGACCAACCACTCAGCGCCGACGAACTTGACATGCTCCAACGGACATTCGATCGAGTGTGCATCTGGTGCAGCATCCCGCGATACGGAAAACGTGCCGATCGGCTGGCCCGCCACATTACCGAACAGTTCCGGCAAGGCTTGTGGGATGAAGCCGCTCTTTTCGAGAGTGCCATGTGGTTGGAGGGAAATTTACACGTCACCCGCACACATGACGCTTGATTGCCACCCACTTCCTGGCCCCGTCCTCGCCTTTCGAATAAAAAAACGGCCCCGCTGAAGCAGGACCGGCGAGGTGAACCAGCGCCCGGCTTTTGCCGAGAATTGCGAGCATCATTCACCTCGGTAGGCCCCACACCTAGCGGGGACGCTAATGGCAGCCGGGCCTAGAGGCGCCTCGATCGACCGGGTTGAGGATCGAGAGCATTACAAAACGTAGGGGGGAGGAAAAGGTTCCGCCATGGGGCTTCCCCCCATATGGCCGCGGCCTTCGGAAGCAAAAAGGAGGACGCGACGCGGATGGCCCAACTCCACCCTGCATTAAGGGCTATCGTCATTCGGTCACCGCCTCGGACTTAGGTCTGATACTCTCCCCGCAAAGGTCCTACCCGCATTGCCGAATCTCATTCGCGTTGCCATTCCTAGTTGAGCGTCAACCGCACTTGGCGCGAGTGACCCCGGAGCGCGTCTACCCCCAAATTTTAGGAACCATTTCTGCGCCTAGCGGATCTACTTAGTGCCGCCCTACCCTTCCTGCTCGATCAAAGGAGGATTGAGATGGCCCAAAGCAAGCGGCGAATGATGAAGCCGAGCGAAATACCGGATTTCGTGTCTGAGATGATTGCGGCCGGCTGCGAGATCATGGCCATAGGCCACGACAGGTACGTGCTTGGCGATATCGAGGAACAGCATCGAGCAAGAGACGAACTCGACCGCATCACCGAGAAGTACGGCGACCGCGATCCCCTGAAGCTGGAGATTGTCGCCTACCTCTGGTCGATCGGGCGATACATAGAGCTTGCGTCCGATAGCACGCGACACTAGCGCCCAACGAAGCACTAGGCTCAGGACCCATTAATCTGGCAGGCTGCATCCACTGCGGCGATTCCGCGTCAAACGAATATGAGTACATCATTATGACCGAAACGACTGCTGGCTCCTGTTTGTGTGGTACCGTTAAATTTCAAATCTCAGGTGAGTTTGAGAGCTTCTTTCTTTGTCACTGCAAGCGCTGTCGAAAGGACACGGGGTCTGCACATGCGGCCAATTTGTTTTCATCGACAGCGACGATAATTTGGGTTTCTGGTCATGACAGCATCCAGACCTACCGGGTTCCAGAGACCCGACACGAAAAAAGCTTTTGCACTAAGTGCGGATCTGCTCTTCCGAGTGTTCAATTGAAGGGCGCTATGGTGGTTGTACCTGCTGGGAGTATTGATAGCGTGATCGACATCCGACCAAGTGCGCATATCTGCTTTGCAAGCCGAGCGGAATGGGACGCGCGTTTGGAAAACATTCCCCAACTAGATGGTCTTCCGGGTTAGGTTCAATACCCACTAAATGGTTGCGGGAGATCGGATCGGTTGATTCAATGGCGGTGTGAGGAGGCGTTGCCATTCGCATCCACACCCGCTACGACCGGAAAACTTTGAGTTGCGACACATCGACAGCGTAACACGACCGCGATCCAAATAAACCGCATGTGAAATCCCCCCTTCATCATGAAGGCGACGACGCCGGCAACCATTGCACTTTTCTGTGCGTCCGCTGGGGAAACATCTTCCTACGCCGGCCACAATCTGACATTGTGCGCCACCGAAAGGAGGCAGCTCATGTCCTACGATTGGGAAAGCACCAGACGGCAACGGTTTAGGCACGCTCGGGTTTGGCTTTTGATCGCCTTGGCATCTTGGCTGGTTGTCCTCGCTCTAACGCCATAATTTCGTGCGTCGTTTACCTCCTCAACTGCCCGCCTTCGACCCGCTGCAAAATCTCCTTGATCACCTTCAGATCGCCGGACTGCTGGCTGACCAGCGTTTGCAGATCCTTGATCGCGGCGGCTGTCGACGTCGACGACTGTTCGGTCGACGCAACGCGATAGGCGAGGTTGTCGATCTTCCGCACTTCGGATTCGAGTGCACGGAACCGCTCTTCGCTCCGGGCTTCCATTGCGCTGCGCCACTTCTGAAGCTCCTCGATGTCCCGCCCCTTGTTCACCCAGATCGTGACGCCGCCAACACACATGCCGAAGAGGGTCACGAGCTGGATGATCGTGTTCAGATTCCATTCGAGTTTCTGTGCGCGCTTCGGGAGTTCCATCGGTTGATCCTCAAGCCCCATTATGCCCCTCGTTGTCTTCAATGCCGCTCGTGCTGAAAATGATGGCGGGCCCCCGAGGTTGAGAGCCCGCCGGATGCTTTACTGCTGGTTCTTCGGCGCCAGATAGGTCAGGACTGCCGGCAGGCCGATTGTGAGCGCGTAAAGCGCGAGATAGCCATACCAGGGCGTGCCTTCCGGCATGAAGGGGATGCCGACAGTGCCGACCCCTGCCCCGCCGACAGCGGCGGCGATGGCTTTCGAGACATTTTGCATGATGTTTCCTTTCTACTGAGCCGCGCGGGCTTCTTTGAGGGCGAGAGAAACGGTGGCGTAGGCGGTCGCAGCGACGACGAGCGCGTTGGCAGCCGTGACGCTGCCCGGATCGGCGCAGATGACGCGAACGCCGTCGTAGGCGGCTTTCTCCTTGGCGATGGTGGATGCCTTGATGTTGCCGGAGACCGAGGCAGCAATGAACGCGGCGTGTGCCGTCTCAAGCAGTGCGCAGGTCTTCGGCAGGTTGTTCTTGATCGCGGTGTCGATCGAGCCGGTGGTAGTGGTGCAAGCGGACAGCACAAGGGCCGCCGCCGATACGATGATCAGCGAACGCATGTTCGTTTCCTTCGATGTTGGGAGGTTGGTTAGAGGCGTGCTTTGACTTCGGCGCGCATCTTGTCGCCGCATGCTTTGGCGCCGATGACGTTCGGCGCGAACGGGAGTCGGGTGAAATCCCACTTGCCGGCCTGCTTGATGCCCAGGTTCGGCTGAACCTCGGCATGGGAAAGGATCGTCTTGGAGGTCACCGGGATCTTATAGAACTCGGCCAGTTGCGCGATGACATCCATGGCCCGATGCCACTGCGTTTCCGTCATCGGGAACTTGCCGGCATGGAATGGGCTCTCGATCGCGCCGGCCATGCAGGCAAGCGAAACACCGATCGAGCCGGTGTTGCATCCGCGCGTGTGGGCCGCATAGTCCTCATCGGCCGTGTTTACGTTGTCGGCAATCGTGTGGTCGCCGCGGACCACGTTACCCGATCCCTCGACAATGAGGTGATAATGCTCCTTGTCGAGTTCTGAGGCTCGATAGGCGCCGGCACTCCAATGCGCGATGATGCGCGACATCTTCACCGGCTGGAGCCATTCCAGCGGCAGGCGGTAGGTCATAGCGATGTCCTTGATGGTAGGTTGGACGTATCGGGGCGGACGGCCCGGGAAAGAAGCCATTCCTCAGTCTGCGAGTTCGAGACGAACGCGAGATGGCGGTAGGCAGCCAGCCCTCTTGATGCTTGCGCATCCTCACCTTGGTCGCGTCGGCTTGATAGCGAGATCCCTCGCAATTGAAATTTCGATTTAATCCTTCCTTGGCTGCGCTATCTTAGATTGCACTGGAAGGGAGAAGGAAATGCAGAAACTCAAGGAACTAGGGCGTTGCCGTTTATGGGTGAGACTGCCGAAATTTCGACGGGCGCTCGAAGCTGATGTCTGCCCGGCGGAGCTGAATGACCTTTTCGAGGCGTATGCACTCTCCGCCGAACGGTTAGAAGAACTGCGAGAAGCAGAACAACCAGATCAACATCTTGTATTTGAGTACGAGGTAGCAAGCAAAGGGATCGAAGAGGAGGTAACCCGGCTTCTGACTGTGGCCATCTCGTCAACAAATCCTAGTGCTCTTGTTCGAAGCACACAACACCGGTCGTGACCAGGGCGCTCTGAAACGCAAAAGGCCCCTTCTCCTACGAATAAGAGAAGAGGCCCCGTCTGAGCGTTCGAATTCACACACGGCCGTGGATTGCTCTAACAGCTTCGATATTCAGTGCCTGACGTGCAGTAGGCGCGAGAGGGCTTCCGCTCAGATGGAATGGGACCCCCATTGCGGCACTGCCCGCAGCATGCAAAAAGAAGACATTCTGGAATCTGTCGTGACGCGGCAAAAATGACGCGACAAAGGCTGTGACAAATGTCGTTGGTCAAGCTCGGAGGGGCGCGGCTCTCGTTGGTCTTGCCTCATCACCGTGAGCAGTTGCGGTCAGCCAGGAACCCGACGCTTTACGATCTGTTCGAGTCCTACGCGTTGGCCGCGCAGACCGTCGACAATCTGCTGAAGGAGCACCCCCGCCGCGAGGAATTGATCAACGAGTATCAGGCGCTGTGCCTGGACATGCAGGCCGAAGTCGTATCACTCCTGGACCGGATTGAATTGCAAAGTCACTAAGGAACTCTACCGTGCGAGGCCTGCCACGCGGCCCAACAATCCCTTGAGTTCGGGCTCAGCAACCATCGATGCCGCCTCCGCCGGCGCCATCCAGGCAAGCTTCCGCTGCCGGCGCTCAGGAAATCGCTTCTTGGTCCGCTTCACTTGGACGAGATGAACTTCGACCACGGACGGCAGCTTACTGCCATCATCCAGCGCTTTGATGTAGGTGTAGTAGCCGAAGACCCTCTTCTTGGCGCGGCCCTTGACGCCAGCCTCTTCCCAAGCCTCGCGCTCCGCGACCTCGTGAGGTGAAAGCCCCTTGATCGGCCATCCTTTGGGAATGGTCCAGCGTCCGGTCTCTCGGGTGGTGATCAATAGGACTTCACATTCACTAGGGTGTTCCCCACGCACACAAAGCGCGCCGAACTGCTCCGCGGCACCACCATTAAGGATGGTCTGTACGTGGCGCTTGAGGCGCGCGAGATGGGACAGCGCTCTCTTCATTCGCAGAAATTTGTAGCGAAGTTTGATTCCCGGCAAGAGGCGACGACGTCGGTAGAGTAAGGAAATGCTAAATTAACCCAGTTTGCCGCTGTCTCTTTCGACGGGCAATTGCCCTCCGAGCATCGCCGGCCGCGCCATTGGCCACACAAACGGACAGGCCGCTTCCAGCTCGGCCATGAACTCCTCTAGGCTCGGCCGTTCACGCTCGCCGGCCAACACCTTGGCAAGTTCGGCCGTCGAATAAGTCCAGACAGCGGAGCGCCAAACGAACAGAGCCTCGGCCTCGGCCGCAAATCCCTCGTTAGGATCGTCACGATAGCCGATCGCCGTATGGATGTTGTCGTAGTGCCGCTCGTTAGCCTTGGTGTCGAGGTGGCGCTGGATCGCGGCAGTAAATGCGGTCCGCAGAGTGGCCATCGCCTCGGCCGCCTTTTGCTCGGCGGTGATGATTTTGGCGGGATCAGGCGTCCACATCGGCTGGTTCCTCTTCAATCAATTGTTCAACGGGTGGCGGATCGAATGGCAGGGCAAGCGGCCCGTCCGGAGGATTGTCGAGCGCAGCCGGAAAGGCGACCGCTGCCGAGGGATTGGCGCCGTGCGGCAGGATCAATGTGAGATGAAGACGGCCGGCCACTCGCTCGACCGGCCCGATGATCCATTCGCACGGGATCTCGCCTGCCGGGATCGTTGCGCCGTCTGGCAGGGCGGAAAAGTCGAAAGCTGCGCCGTTGATCGTCAGGATGTCGCCGGCCTTGACGACAGTCAGCGTGTCATCTCGCCTATTCGGCGAAAGCTCAATTCTCATTAGAACCACCTTCCTATTGCCACGGCGACGCCGCCGACGGGGGTTATTCCCTGGGCAAATGACCATTGACGAACGTAGCATTGCGTTGTGCTGGTAGGGCGCGCGGACGTCCAACGCTGCCCAGTAAACGCCGAGTAGATAACGACGAAATCGCCACTCATCATTGTCCCCGGCATGTTCCACGGTGTATCCGCAGAAACCCAAAGCGAGCCCGCCGCAGTGTCTGGCGCCAATGATATCGTCGGCGAAATGCAAATCATGACGCCGTTGGCATATCGGAAGTAAAAGCCGTTTGCGTTGGACCCTCGGTCCATGATGCCGCCGGTCGGTAGTCCACCGGACTGCGAAACGGCCGCAAGAATGTCGTCACGGAAGATGCACTGCTTCCACGCACTCCAAGTCGTGCTTTGCGTTCTGAACCAGACGCGCCCGTCAGGAACCCTGAAGTAGTACTGCGCTTTCGAGTTCGAAAAGACCGACAGCGTGAACAGCATACCAGCCGCAGCAACCGGGATATTGGCAGCGGTGGCATCACAAAAGGCTATCCCGAAGTCGCCTGCGTCGTCGGCATTGGTGACCACGTTGGCGCCACCACTTTGGCGAAGCCTTATCGGCAATTGCGCGTTGGGTATTTCGCCCAGAGTGCCGTAGGCGGCCGCGCCATTCACATCGTCGAGCAGCGTTCTCGCGAAGGCTGTGAACGTGGCAAGCGCTGCTGCTGCATTCCCGGTGAAGTACGGCAGCCGATCAACCGCTGGCGCCAGCGACGCAATCGACGACAGGGAAGCGTTGTCCAGTCGCTGCAGGTAGGTCGCAAGCGCCTGGGCATTAGCGACGGTCTGCTCGCCATAGGCTGTGTCCCGCACAATCGCATAGGCGTAGGTGCCGGTCGCACCACGCCATTTGACGGCCGCCGTGATCGCGGTGTTGCTGTCGACCGAGAGGATCGGCAGCGAGTTTCCACTGGCATCGACGAAGATCGTGCCCCCGGCGATAAGCGCCGTCTGCCAGGCTGTGCCCACGCCGGTAACCACGGCACTGCCATTCGTCAGGGTGATTGTCCCTGTCGTGTAAGGAGTAGTCATGTTGGGAGCTTCCTAAGCTGGAATTCCAAAGATGTAGTAGCGGATGCCGATAGGCGCGTAGGCGCCCGAGGTGTGCCAGTTGCCCGGGCTGTCACTGCGATTGTAGTAATCGCCGACGTTGCCCGCGAAGGTGTGGAACCGGGCTTTGTTCGCAGTCAGTTCGCAGTAGGTGCTCTCGCCCGCGTGCAGCTGGTTGAAATTGTAGACGTAGCGCAGGCGCTTGACGAACGGCAGGCGCCACAGCGCGCTCCACGACATCGGCAGGTTGTTTTGCCCGAGACTCGCACCGTTCCCCGCGCCGTGTTGTGTGAGGTATTTCACCATCGGGAACATGCCCGTCCCATCGAACGGAATGTCGGTAATCAGGTCGTTGCCGGCGCCAACCGCAAAGTACCCCTGCGCCAGGATCTGGACCTGAGGACGCCGACTATCGATGACGATGTCCTTCCACGACGGTGGGTTCGCTGAGCCTGGACGAAGGAACTGGACCACGTCCACGCCTCCCTCGGTGAATTTCCGCAGGACCTTGTTGCTCCCACCGGTCGGCGCGCTGGTATCCTCCAGATAGAGCATGAACCGGGCGCGCATCGCCTTGGATGCGTTGAAGCCGATGTTCGTCCCGTCAAACCAGTATTCGGCGCCGAAATCGAGCACCTGCGGATTGGACGGGTACATGATCGTCGCACTGTCGTAGAAATGAACGTCGAGCGCGATGGTATCCGGCAGGGAAATGCCGGTGTTGTAGTAGCTGATACCAGCAGGAAGGGAGATATCCGCGGCTGCGATGACTTTGACCGGGAGCCTCGAGGGATCGAACGCCATCTGTTGAATGGTCGCCGTATCCACGTTGTATCCCGGTTTCGCGATCTTCATTTCCGTAGACGTAATCTTGATCGTCTTGCTGCCGTTCGGGGCGAGAACCGGCGCGTCATCCGGCTCGGTATTGTCTCCGGGCAAATTCCAGACAACCAGCCGCTTGTCGCGAGAGCGGAACTTGTTGAACGCGTCGATCGTGTCATTCGGGGTGACAATGACCGCTGCCCCGTACGCAAAATTTCCAAGCGAATTGTTGAGAACGAGGTTCTGCGCCCATCCGAATTGCGCGTAATTTCCCACCGCATAGTACCCACCTTGCCCGTTGTAATATTCACCACTGTCGGTCCAGGCGACCATCTGTTGGTTGTAGACGTTACTGCCACCGCCCTTCTTCGCCTTCACGTCGAACAGCGGTACATTGTAGCGGAGCGTAGGGAACACCGTGTTACGAAAGCCCCAGAGCGTTCCCTGCGCAACGGTGAGCGACATGTATGTGAACGTCGCGGAATTGCTTCCCGGTGGATAGTAGGTGACGCCGTTGCCGGCTTGGAACGTGTTCACGACCCAGACGTCACACAAGTTCGCTTGAATGCCCACCTTGCTGTTGTAGAAGAACTTCCAACGCTGACTATCCGGCGTCGTGCGCGGGTCGTCAGCGTCGCTCTTCATAATCTTGATACAGCCGGCGCCGGTGCTATCGACACCAATCATTGTGCGAACCATCAGCTATAGATCTCGATCGTTCCGTTGTTGAGGTTGATGTCCATCTTGTTGTTCTGGGACAGGATGCGCCCGGAGCGGACCAGGCCAATGTTTGCTATGTTGAGCTTCAACTCGCCGGCCTCGATGACGATCGGCAGGAAGGCGTTGCTGCCACCGTTCCAGACGACGAACTGATCGGCCTTCACCGCGAAGCGTGATTTGAGCACGCCCCCCTCAGTGTAGATCTCGATGTAGAAGCCACTGTCCTTGAACGCGTCTGCGAGGGTCGCCCGGAGCATGACCGAGAATCGGGCATTCACGCCCGACTGATCGGCTGCCGCCTGAAACTTCACCAGCCCGCCGGCGAAACGACCGTTCACATCAGCGCTCACGCCGTTGATGCTGGTCGACAATGCGCTATCGGCATTGGCGCGCGTCTGCTCCTCGGTGATGAGCCGTGCCAGATTGGTGCCGACTGTGGCATCGAGCTGAGTGACGGAAGTGCTCAAGGCACTGTCCGCGCTCGCTCTTGTGCTTTCCTCGGTAACCAGGCGCGCGAGATTGGTATCGACCTGAGCGGTGAGCGAGGTGATCGAACTCGCCAACGCACTATCGGCCGTTGCTCGCGCCGTCTCTTCGGTGATCAACCGCGCCAGATTACTGCCCACGGTCGCCGTCAGCGCCGTGTAGAGCTGGGCGATCGCCTCGTCATCAGAAGCACGCACGCGCCTTTCTTCGATAATCTGCGCAAAGGCGTCACCGACGGCAGCTTTCAACTCCTGCCGCTTGATCTCGCCCACCGCGCCCTCAATTGAGAACGCGGTCGTCAGGTCTTCGAACTTTCGCCAAACGCCGTCGAACTCGCCCTGAAGCTCTTCGAAGCGGTTCTTCACATCGTCAAGAACCTGACCGAGGCCGACCTGAACGCTAATCGACCCCGTGGCGGTTGCCGTGGTCCGCCATGGCGTGAAAGTCCGCAAGCGATCGGGATTGGTCTTGATTGTCGCCCGGGCCACATAGACCTTGTCCGATAGGACGTTCTTCGTAGTCCGGTACCGACCGGTTTCCGGCTCCGCACACTGATCGGTGAACTCTTCGATGGTCCCGTCGACGCGATAGACAAAGAGCACGTCGGTCATGGTCGGATCATCCGGCGGGTCCCAGACGAATTCGAGCGCCGGTACATCATAGCCGTTTCCGCCCTGGATCATGCCCCCGAGGACATTGAAGTTCTGCACCGTGAACAGCTGCGAAGGATTGATCGGTGCGACGGGCGGAATGACGATCGGGCCCGGCTCGATGTCGGCGTCGTCATAGATGTCGGCGCCCGCCTCGGTGAGTTCGAGTGTGCCTTCGAACTGCTCCGAGAGCCGCCATTCCGCGACCATCCAGGTCTTGCCTTCGTAGGTGACCCATTCACCTTCCTGCACTGCAAAGCCCACGCGACGGCTGACGGGGACCGTCGCCGTGCCACCCTTGCGGTTCTGGCGATAGCGGATGCTGAGCAGATATTGAGCGACGTCGGCGTCGTGCACCTGAAGGAAGTCGTTGGACGTCTGCCGCGGGCGCTTGTCGGCGGCAACGTCCGCATTGACGACCACTGTCTTCAGACTTTCCGGATTCCACATAGCATCCGGAGAGGTGAACTGGCCGGATAGATGGTTGTAGAGCGCAAAGGCCGACTTGCGGAGCTGCTTCTGCTTAGCGCGCTTCGCCGGTATGTCCTGCGGCGTGATGTCGAGAACAGGGATCTGCGGCGCGCCGACGATGACGCCGGAAAGGCCGCGCCTGTTGACGCTATAACCCGCCATCGCGTCATCGAAGGCAGACAGCGCTTCGGTATGGTCGGTATCGCCGTCCACCCAAAGCGAACACTGATAGACCGGCTTTCCCTTTCTCAGCGTGCGGCAATAGTTGATGGCCGTGAAATAGGACGCGAGATCGAGTTGGCCGAGGCTCTTGCCCTCGCCCACAATCGTGCGGCCAGAGCGCAGACCTCGGAGCCCAAGCTGATAGTTGAGGCGATGGATCGCCGGATTGAGTGTGTGCACATGGGTCGAAGGATCGTTGAGACGCTGCGGGCCGTTGCCGCCCGCGACCGTGGAATCTTTCGTCGGATCGTATTCGCGAAGGCCGCGTAACACCCATTCAAAGTCCGGGCGCCCCCTGCCAGCATCACGGAAGAACTTGAGATGATAGTAACGGTAGACGACGACGTAGCAGAAGCCACTCAGACGGCTTGTCGCTTTCCACGAATTGCCCAGAGCGGCAGTCTTTGAGACAAGCTCGGCATCAGCCACCTGCCCCGGTCGACCGTCATAAAAGCGAATATCGATCGAGCTGTTGCCGTCGCCATCAATGTAGCCTTCGACGAAGTAGCGAGCGGCTTCCCCGCCAACCACAGGCTTCGCAACAAGATTAGCCTTCGCGCCAAACATATAGACGTACGGCTCCAGCCCATCGCACCAGCCGTTGGCCAGAATGAAGACGTCGGCATTCATCTTGTTGCCTTTGTCCCACTTGGCGTAGTAGGCGCGGTGTCCCTTCGTCTTGCCAGTGCCGAAAAGCGAACCGGCAGGAACGTCGCCGCCCATCTGCACCTGCCCTTGAACGGCAGTGAACTTCTGCTTCTTCGGCTGGGTCGCTTTCGAGAAGGCGAATTTGGTGCCAAAAGCCAGAGCGCCACCAATCAGCTTCGCGACAGAGATGGAGGCGCCGAACAGCGACAGTGTCGCCGTGCCCGCCAGCAGCGTGCCGATTGCAGAGAATATTGCCATTTAGGAACTATCCGAGATGAAAGGTCGCGATGACGTCGGAAAGGCCATGATCGGAACGGCCTCTCTCGGTTTTGGTGGTGAAGCGCAGGCCGTTGCAGACGCCGACATGCTCGGCGCCATCGGCAAGACGCAGAATGACCAGGTCGAAGTATTGCGCCGACGCGGCGCCGTCCGGTTCCTGACCAAGTTCAGCTGACCAGAAATCGACAAGGCTCGAAAATCCGCGTCGGCGCAGCGCGACATGCGCCCCCCTCAGGGTCTTGTAGGCGCTGCGATATTTCTCGACGAGCGATGTGCCGTGCAACACGTCCGCCATGGCGCAGCCGAGGTGAAAGCAATCGGCCAAGCCATAGGCATAGGGGGTCGACAGCTCACGCTCGAGCGTGGCCGATCCGATACGAAACCGTTCCATGAACTCTCTCGATGACACGACTATGAATTGCAATTAGACAACCAGGGCGGCTCGCTTGCCGTGACTGGTCGAAATACAAGAGGATCTGCTGTGCTTCGCTATATCGTTGCAGCGCTCGCCGTAGTCGCAATTTCGTTGCTGCCGGGGTCGCCGGCAGCGGCCCCTACCAGCGTGGTCGCCGACGGGCAGTCCGTGACGCCCGCAGACTTGTTACCCAGTTCGGTTTTCAAACTGGGGATGCCTATCGGTGAACTGGAGGCCCTGCTGGCTAGGGACTTTAAGGGTTGGGAACGCTCCGAAACGACACGAAGCCTGAACAACCGCAAAGACCCGAAACTCCCGGATTTTGCCAAGGCACCCTACCTGCAGACAATACAAATTACCCATCTGGACGAACGAGAAGGTGTCCGCCGGACCTACTCCCTCGCGTTGGATTCGCCCTTGAGCGGAAGCCGTCTCTACTCTGTGGTTCTCGAGCTTGAGGCGCTGGGGCCGTCAAATGATCTCGGGTCGGTCATCACCGTGGCCCCCTATCTCTATGCCATGTGGGGGAATGCCCATCGTGGATCGCACAAGCGCGATCGCGCACGTTTCACCTACCTGTTCGATCGGCAAGGACAGCTCGTTCGCGACAACGGCGCGAGTTGCGCTCCTTTGTTTCCCGCCATGGTCAGGTTGGATGAAAAGACGCCCGACGAGGTAATGAAGGTTCTCGCAATGATCGACTCATCTGGCTGCGGCAGTTCCAAAGACCTGCACCTCCGTCTGCGAGACGATGGCAACACGATCACTGGATCGCGGTTCTATAATTCCGACGTCACGAACAATCCTCGCGACGTGCTAAAACGCGTGCGCTACGGCCAACCATAGACCTCCTTACCGTGAAACCTGTCCCCATTCTTCTGGGATCGTTCCGACTGTGGCGACATATTCGAGCCCCGTGTCGGTTTCGTCATTGTCAAATTGTTGCTCGGCCTGAGATCGCTTCACCAGCGTCTGACCTCGCGCCGACCGACCGGGCGGCTGAAGCTCGATTGTGACCGAGAGCGTGCGAGTGCCGTTGTCATCGACAGCGCCCTTCTCGTAGCGGACGTTGTCAATCTCATAGATACTGGAGGCAAGGATGCCGAGCACCTGGTCGCTGTTCGGCACGCCGGCGAGATGCGTGATGATGACCGGAGAGTTGGGGTAGTCATAAAGTTCAAGCTGCGCAATCGCATCCTCGGGATCCGTGACCGGGATGTTCGAGAAGCGCACCGTTCGGCTGGTGACCGAGACCCCGAGCGCGCTGCGCATCTCCCCCGGCTGAATGAACCGGTTCGGCAGGTAGGTCAGCCCATTGTAAGTGTAGGGCCGACCGCCCCGATGATAGCCAACCGTCTTGCCGGGCAAATCGAAGCGGATCAGGTCGATACGTGAAATATGCCCGCTCTCAAGAGCAGCGACGACGGCGGGATCAAGAATGCTCATGAGTAGAAAACCTCAGTTGCTGTGAACGAGGGAGAGCGGTTTGCCCATGATTTCTTCCCGTCGTAACTGCCGGGATCGATTTGCATGGTGCACGAAGGCTTCTCGAAATGAACGGTGCAAGTTGTGTTGAAGACGCCGGTATCCAGGCCGTATCGGATCGTCAGCGTCGCGACGCCGCTTCCGTTTGCGGTCGCCGGCGCGATGATCCGATGCAGGGACCGCACAAGCTGGCTCTTCCTGATCTCGGCGTAGTCCCCGGCCGACAGACGGAACCCAGCAGGAAGCCCGGAAACTACGATCGTGGTCGGGTTCGTGATTGCTTGAAGGACGGCATCGCCGTTGAAAGCCCCACCCCCGGCTTTGGTGCCGGAAAGCGGGAGACCCGTGTCGTGAGCTAGAGGTCGGGGCCGGAAGACATCATGAGCCAAGAACGTTTGCCCATTGTCGTCAAGCTGCATCATGAAAGCATCCATGACGCCAAACTCAGGACGAAGCAGCGGACGGGTCACGTAGCTGGCGACCCAATAGGGCGTTCCGAACGTCTGGCTTTCGGTTCGGCGGCCTTCCATCTGATCACTATTGCGAGGCTGGATTGGGTCGAACCTGCATTCGGCCCAATCCTTCCGTCCGTCGGTGAATTTCGGAAGAGGAACTGGATCCGGCATCAGTAGACCTCACCGCCGTTGTCGTACTCGTTTTGCTTGCCCTGATCGTAGGCGCGGATGTTCTCGATGGTCACGTTCTCGCTCTCGGATCGGATTGTCGGCCGGAACATCGGACCTTCCTCCCCGATGACGCGAAGGACGACCTGCATCGGCTGCGCTTGAGCGGGCGAACTGCTTTGTGCGGGTGCGTTGGTGTTTGCTGGCCGGTACAGGCGATGATTCGGGATCACCTCTTCGCCGCCTTTGAAGCGGACCAGCTCAGGCCCCTTCTCGCCGACCCAAGCGACCCCGGGTCGTGCCGACGAGGTGCCGGTCGCGTATCCGCGCAGACCTGCCCAAGGATCGGCAGACGATGAGCCGCCACCGAAGATGCCGCCGAGCAGTCCCAACAGGCCACCGCCACCCTTCCCCGCATTGCTGACCGTGAACACGGCGTCGATGACGTCGGTCAGCAGCTTGTCTGCGATGCGATCGAGGACCCCGAGTGCCGCGTCACCAAAGGATCGCCATATCGACTTTCCGCGCTCGATACCGGCGAAGAAGTCATCGAAAAAGCCTTGGGTGAGCACCTTGCCGAAGTCGAGCGCCTGGCCCAACAGCCGAGTCTCTTCCTCGATCGACGCCATGGTCTCGGCGAGGCCAGCCAGTTCGCTCCTCTGGGCGTCAGTGAGCGAGATGCCGCGCTGCTGCGCTTCGTTCAGGAACTGCTGCTCATATCGGAGCGCGGCCGCCGCCCGTTCTGTGAGGCCCATTGCGTCCCGCTCCGCCTCGAGCATTGCGATCTGGCGCTTCGCCCCGGCGACGATGTCGGCGTATTTTTCCTGCTCGCTCTTGCCAGCGCGCTTCTTCGACTTCTCGTCGACGTCGGTCAGGCCTTTAGCGAGCTCGCGCAGTTTGTCAGAGGCAGCCGACGCGCCTCGACCGATGGCGTCCACCACGCCGCCGACATAGTCAGTTCCTTGAGCGGAATTGTAGGCATCGCGGGCGGCCTCCATGGCTGAGCCTAGAGCTCCGGAGTTGGAGTTGGTTATACGCCCGAACTTCACGGGCTCAATGATCAAGTCGTTGTAATTCTTAAGCGGCTGCCCAATGGATTCCATCCAAAGCGCATAGTTGTTGATCAGGTTGTTGAGGCCATCTACGGCCTTCTGAACCATGCTCTCGATACCGCGAATGACCATGTCTGCGGTCGAATAGACGAAATCTGCGATCGCTTCAGGGAGCCGTCCCCATACCGCCTTGATAGCTTCGTAGCCGCCAATGAATGCGCCGATGACGGTATTGATGCCGTTTTTCGCGTCGGCGACGATGTCGCGCCCAAAGATCTCCTTCAGTTCGTCGCGGAAAACGATGGCCGCGGCGACAGCTGCGGTAATACCCGCAACGAAGGCAATCGCAGGGTTTGCCAAGGCGAACGCGCCGGCAACAATACCCAACTGTACGACAAGGCGACCGAGCAGAGCGATCAAAGAAACAATACCCCCGACGATGGTGGGAGCGTACAGCAGGGTCAAAGCCCCTGCCGCTCCGATCGCAAAGGGGGCGATCGGCTCCAACACGTCGGCTAGGCCTATCAGCGCGGACTGGGCGAGCTTCGACCAGTTTACGAACTGCAGCAAAGCGGCCACGAGTGCGATCAGACCAATTGTGATCAGGCTTACCGGCGATATGACCGACAGGAATGCTTCACCGAGCCCCCGCACTGGGTTCTCCATTGTCGACAACACAGCGGCGAGCTGAGTTCCCTGCTGCAACGCAATCTGCATCGGCCCCATGCCCATCTGGGCGGAAACGGCAATATCCTGGAACTGAGCGGCGATGTTGGCGAGATTGCCCCTCCCCCCCGCGTTGTGACTGTTCTGGTTCGCCGCCACGTTCATCAAATGGATTTGCTTCGATGCCGCCGCAGCGGCGGTGCCCTCGGCGGCATATGCTTTCGCGGCAGCTGACGCCGCGCCAGTCACACCACGATTTGCGGTGGTCAGTCCGTCAACCTCGGCCTGCGCCCGCGCCGCCGCACCGGATACCTTGTTCAGTTCCGTCGTGGCGCGCTCGGTCCCGTCCGTCTTTACCTGGATACCGAGTTGGGCGATGTCTGCCATGGCTTTTCCTTTTCGGAGAACGTGCGCTATCGTCCCGCCGTTTCAATCGGAGGATGATTCATGCGCAGCACTGCGGTTGCGATTTTGATTTTTCTGGCGAACGTCTGCTTAGCCCAGGCGGCAGATGAAAAAGCCGATCCGCGAGCCGTGGATTATTGCAAAGCGACAACGGGGACTTTCGTCGGGGTCGCTGAGTGCTTGCCCGATGCACATGTGGCCGTCAAAACACTAGACGCATTCGAGAACCTTTACCCGACGGCGGCTCAAACGTTGCGAACGAAATGTGCCGAGCGAAACAAGGGCAACACCATCGGTACTGCGGTGTGCGTTACTGAAGCCATCCGCGCCGCGCTAGATCTAAAAAAGGCTCTTCCATCGGGATCAAAACTCGACGACCCGGTGTTCGAGGCTGTTTCGGATACCGCGTTGAGCGAGAAACTCGACCAAGCCAGAGAGGCGGCGAAAGCTACATTCCCGAACCAGAGCGTGTGGGGCGGATCGAGCTACATGCCTTATAAATAGCACCGAGCCCATCGGGAACAAGTGCGGTAGGCGAAGTGCCTATTCTCGCCCAGGCGGATATTAGAGCCTCGACATCAATCAACACGCGTGTTTCACTTTGATCGAAGGTGACGCACACGAATGGAGGCTAGCATTTTCTGGTTGGTCTTATTGGTCGCAGCAGGTGCTGCTATTTATCTATTTCAGAAGTCTAGACCGCCGAAAGCGCACCAAGAATCGCTGCCTCGTCGACAGGAATGGGGTGCCTCCGAGAAGGGAAACCCGACTCAGGTTTACAAGGGCAAGAACGTCACCGTGTTCGAATCCGATGGTGGGTGGAAATTCACTATCGGTGACCCGAACGATCGACGTGAACCGTATTTTTCCGAACCGTATGAGACTGTCGACATAGCGAAGACGGAAGCGCTCCGGCACATGAACCGCCTACCCTCGCTACACCAATCGTTGCCGGAGCAGCGTCGTGAAGAGCGTCGCCAAAAGGAAGAGGAACAACGCGAGGAGTTTGTTTCCAACGAACCCGAGATTATCGCCGCATTAGCGGCCTCCGTTGACACCGCAGCCAACATCACTGAGCTCAGGAAGATCGAGCGCAAAGCGGAGACTCAACTCCGCCGCGTGGACCGGGTTGTAGATTCTATCGCAATTTACGGTTCCGACGATGCGATCGAGAAAGCGTTGCTTGTCCAGAAAGACGCCCGTGAATTGTTGGAGAAGATCCGCGCCCGCGTCGTCGAACTGAAAGGGAAACCCAAGACAAAGAACGGTGGGCCATCCGACAGTTAGTTTGCAGCTTCTCTGGCTCTAATCGCCTCACTCTCTTTCTCGATCTCAGCGCAAAAGCACGCATCGATCGCCTTGAGAATTGAGGCCTCTTCGCGTGTGACAATGTTGCCCGTGACTTGGCACCAGGCGATCAGATCAAGGTTCGAAACCGGTACCGGCCCCGAGAAGCCCGGCGGCTGTGACTGCCGGAGTTCCCAGAACCAATCCCAGATGAAGGTGCCGTGTTCGGGCACCTCTGCGTCTGGACTTTCAGTCTCGAACGCCTCATTGCGTTCCCGCCTGGTCTCGCCATCCTTATCTCGGACGCTGTCATATCGAGCGATGACGGCGACCGCCTCGGCTAGGGCCTCGCCGAGCTCTTCGTAAAATTTGCGCGATCCTCCGCGGCAGATGCGACCTGATCATAGATCCAGCCGGCCTCTTCCAGCACCTCGCGGGCCTTCTCGAAGTTGCATTCGGGCTTCTCGCCCTTCCAATCGTGATCGCCCCAGTCCCAGGAAGCGATCGCGGCCGCCGCCCGGTCCAGGTACTCGGCCTCGACCTTGGATGCCGTCAGCTTCTTCTTGCGGCTGGCGAGGAACTTGTCGCTATGCTGGCGGGCGATCCGCTTGACGGCGTCGCTCTCGGTCGAGCGGATCATGAAGCGGATGCCGATCGGTTCGTCCGTATCCGGGCCGGTGAGCTTCAGTTCGTAGAGCTGTTCAGAATTGACGAGCTTGGAAATGTCCATGGTTCACCTTCAGATTACGGGATGATGGTCGGGTTGACGCGAATCGGTAGCTGGTTAAGGCCGATCGTGAAGCGCTCGAGCTCGAAGTCGTCGGAGCCGCCGCCCGGGTAGAGCGGGCCGGAAACAACGCCGCGACTGTAGAAGATCGTGTTCGTCTTCCCGGCGCCGCCGTCGTTGCGCTCGATCTTGATCGCCATATTGTCGAGGTTGAGAGGGTCGCCGAAGGTGCGCAGGATGATCTGGCCGGCATCATCGAAGACGGACGCGACCTCAATTTGCGGGTCGCCGGCGTTCGCCGTGCCCTTCTGCTTCTGGGTCACCGGCTCGTCGAGCGTGTTGTAGCTGTTCATCGTGCTGTCGGCGCCGAAATCGCCGACGTTGCCGACCTTGCCGACCTGCACCCAGGTTAGAGCCACATAAGCGGACTGGATCAAATCGGTATTCTGGGCGAGCGCGCAAACATAGACCTTGCTGCCCTTCTTCGTTGCCTTGTTTGCCATGTCAGTTCTCCGGTTCGAAGGCGTGGTAGGGAATGGAGACGGGGATCTGTACCCGGTCGTCCTCTTGGAGTGGGCCAGCCGCCCAAGGCTCGCTGCTGATCGTGATCCTCACGCCAGAGGCGAAGAGTGTCTGGTTCTTGAAGTGGTCAACGACCTGGTCGACCACCGCGAGCGCGTCGATGATGCCCTGCCCGACCGGCCAGACGACCGAGACCTGCAACAACCCTCGCTTCTGCTGCGGATCGTCGCCCATGGTGATCTGACGCGTCCGGTTGGGCATGAAGGACAGGCGCAGGTACTTTGCCGGCGTAGGCTGTCCCGCCGCCGGAAAGACGACGTTCGGGCCGGCTATCGGCAAAACCTGCGGCATGGCCCGCAGCCGATCGGTCAGCGCCTTGAAGATGATTGCGTCGGTACCGGTCGCCATGTATCGATTGCCTATGTCTGAAAAGCCGCCTCTCAGCGACGATGAAGTCTACGAGCGTATCCACGACGCCCTGCTGGCATTGGGACGCGGCGACGGCGCGACAGTGCGAGGCGACACCACCTTCAAAGCGGCGCGCAAGGCACTGTCCGTGCTTCAACTTGGCCTGCTGGTCTCCATCGAGAACGGAACCGAGGTGAATGCCGCGATTAAAGTCCCAGACGAGACTTCAACTCTGCCGCCTTCCGATCCACGATGATCGGCCAGTTCTGAGCGGCCATCCGGACAAAGCCGTCGGCAGGCTGCCCGTTTGCTCCATACTCCCGATGGCCGGCATATGCTGCGGTGTAGCCGAAGTAGAGCGTATCCCCGATGTCGGCGCCCGCAATCACCGCTTCCACCTGAGCGAAGTCGGGACTATATGCCCTGCCCTCGGTTGGCTTGGACGAGGCGTTGATGGCCGGCATCGACGTCGAAGACGCAAGCAGGGAGGCGCGCAGAAAGCCAGTATCGACGCGCATTCGCCCGCCCTGCCCGACGGGCGTCTGCATCTCCTCAACGACCTCTTGCACGCTTTCTTTAAAGACCGCTTCGACCGCGCCCTCGATCTTGTCGGCCCACTGAGCGACCGCTGCGCTGAACGACAGCGTCGCCATCAGACGGCCTCCGCACGGAAACGGCGCGCGACGGCGCCGATGTGGTCGATCTTGTATTCAAGCCGGCAACGGCAGCCCGCGATCTCGCTGACCGGCGCGCGCGGGTCGCCCGGGTAGCGCAGGAGCGCTCCGGATGGGCTCTGAAACACCTCGTCTATGCCTACTGCCTGGCCATTCAAGACGCGGTGCGTGTGACGCACGCGTTTGTCGCCAGCATCTCGCCATATCTTGGTGACGTCCTGCGCCTGAACTTTGCCGCCTTCGATCTGCTGGCGGATCGCTTCGTCGCGGGCCGAGCCGAGCGCCATCATAGTCTCAGTGCGCGCCAGCATCTCGCCGCGGAGAAGCAGGTTCTTGTCGCGCAGCCTGCCGAGGACTTTGGTGAGAGCGTCGCCGGTGATCGGCTTCCCCTCCCGCATAGCCGCCGCGATGGTGCGGTCGAAGCGCTTGTCGCGGGTCTTAAGCTCGAAGTACTCGCCCATCAGCTTCGGGTCGCCCGACGCGAGATTGAGGCGCGCCCGCTCGATGAACGCGATTTGGTGACGGGTCAGGCCGATAACGCCGCCCTCACGCTGCTTGCTCACTCTGTTGACGCGGCCGACAACGTCGAGCGCCGTCGAGCGCGGGTTCGCGCCTCTGGCAAGTCCGGCTTCCAGCGCCTGGCGGATGCCCTGCCGCTGGTCGTCGGTGATGTGGGTGACCATGGTCGACGACAACTCGCGCAGGATCGCCTCGGCGGCCGGGTTGCGAACGCCGAAGCGCCAGATGACCCGGTTGCCCTGCGGGTCGGTCACCTTCGGCAGCTCACCGATTGCGTTCGTGCCGCCAGCGTTGAAGGCCTCCTGCAGGGCGATTTCGAGTGCCGAGAAGGCTTCGGGCTCGATCTGCATTGCCTCGACCGCGCCGTTGATATCACCACGATCAAGCCGCTCAATGACGCGTGCTAGGACGATGGACGAGCGGATCTCGTCGAAAGCCTCTCGAAATGCAGCGGCAAGTCTCGGCTCGAAGGTGGCAATCAGGTCATCAAATGTCATAGGGTCTTTCTTCGCACCCCGGTCGCACAAGTCGACTATTCGGGAAGTTGTGGCATTATCTGAGCTTCTTCGGGTCCAATCGAACGGGGCAAAAACATGATTGCCGATGTCGCTGCAGAACCACTCACAAACGCAGGGATCGCTACGAGTGCCGCAGATATTGCGATCCTGGAGAAACTGCTGGTTAGGGAGACAGAAAGCCAAGCCGACCACTATTTTGATGAGTCTAGTGGCAATGAGCACCAAATTGTCTTGGCCGGAGAGGAGCCCGCCGGCTTTTACATTCGACCAAGAAACCTCATCGTTAACTGGCGCTCTGTTATGGGCACGACCTTACCAAATGCCGTTTTCGCTACAGTCTCCGCGGCGCAGCTGCCGTGGTTGACGCCATTCGCTGTCCTGGCGATCATTTGGGACGCGAGGGCGAAAATGGTCGTACCGCTAAAGCCAGAGCATGCCATCGTGCTAAGAGCGGTATATGAGTGTGGCGCACACGCGACCGAGCCCGAGATCGTAAAAGCAATCGCGAAACGTCGTTGGCAAAATCCGCATACGCCTGCGCATATCGATGTAACCACAGTACTTGATCAGCTTTCAGACGCGTCCCTCGTAGAATTAGTAGACGGAAAAGCGCACCTCATCGACGACATCGTGATCGAGATGCCCTAAGCCGCCGGTCAGCGAGTTCTTCCCTGCACGATGAACACAACCGGCGTGATGCCGTCGAACTTGTTCGGATCCCCGGCGATGACGGCGTAGTCGTTGCCGCTGGCCGTGACGACGTCGCCGACGGTCGGCTCGATCGCCAGGCCGACGGACGAGATGTAGATCTGCATGTCGCCGGTCTTGATCGTGGTGCCGTCGATGTAGCGGGCCTCGTAGGCCATCGGGACAAGTGTTGCCGGGTATGGCGTGGTCACGGGCTCGCCGCCGAGAACGTTGTCGGGAGGAGTGATGCGCGTGACGACGCCGACCTGGCCGAACTTGGCAATGAGGCGCTGCGCCGTGGCTTGCAGACGGGCGTAAAGCGGGTTGGCCATCAGACTACCAGCGCCCCGGGCCAGATCGGCGTCAGGAACGGCCAGAGCAGACCCTCGATTGCGGTGACGACCGGCGTTGCCAGTGCAACCACATCGTCGATGTCGGTCGACGACGAAGTCGCATACTCGACTTCAAGCTGCCCGACCTTTTCGCGCTTGACCGTAGATGTGCCGGTGACAACGGGCGAAAGACTGCCCGGGTTCGTCAGTTCGAGGAATGCCGCCTCATAGGAAGCGTTGATGATGGGGGTTGGCACCTCACCCGATGGGATCGCCTCCCCGTGATAGGTGGACGCGCCGGTGCGTGGCCATGCCCGCTCCTGGGCATATCCGCCGGTGCGGTGACCATTGATCCGAGGTTCGTACCGATCGATCACCAGAGAACCGCGCTGGCGCGCTGCGGTCTTCTGAGCATCGGTCGTGCCATCGGGGAAGACATAGCCGGCCGCCGTAGCGTAAGCCGTGAAGCCGTCGTTATCGCCATATCCGGCCATGTCATTCCTCTCAGATTACATTAGTCTTTCATCAATAAAGGCGGTGCATTCTTGCTCACAGCAGGGAGCGCCAGCACTCACACTGCTGGCGTAGGGAGGGGGCTCGCTGTCTTTACAGCGGCCCCATTTGCTTTCAGGGCTTGGTTGCCAGGTCTTCGAGAGCGGCGATGATCTCGTCCTTCTTGGCCGGCGTCTTGTCGCCGAGCAGCTTGGCTGCTGCTGCCTTGAAAGACATGAACTGCACGTTCGGGTCGGTTGCCATCGCGAGGACTTCGGTCACGGACTTCGAACCGTCGCCTTCGTCAGCACCCTCCTCGTCGCCATCAAGGGTCAGATGGCCGGCATCCACCCAGGCTTTGACCACCGGATGACCCTTGATCGTCTTCCAGTCTGATGTTTCGACTTCGAGCGAGCCGCCGCCGGCAATGACCGGACCGCCCGGGATGCCGAAGCCACCCGGGCGCGTATTCTGAATGGTAATCTTGGACATAGCGAAAACTCCTCAGATGCCGTCGAGGTAGCGCATCGCGCCGGGACGACGAACTTCGACACCGCCGAGGCGGAAGATGCCCGGCACTTCGAACTTCAGCAGGCGCTGCTCGGCCTGCAACCAGCGCAGCGGCATCGGCACGTGCATCTTCACGACGTCGGGCGAGCGGCGGTAAGCCACCATGCGGTGGGTGCTCCCGGCGCCAGCGTTTTCCAGCCCGAACACGGCACGGATCGTCAGCGGCCGGCCGGTCCGAATGGTGTAGATGTTTGCGCGCTGGATGTGTTCCAGGATGGTGGTGGTCATCGTCGCGTCGAGACGCTTTGTGGCGATGAGTGCATATCGGTCCTGGTCGAGCAGGATGGTGTCTGCCTGCTCGATGCCGTTGGAGGCAGTGAAGATCACACCGAGGACGCTATTGACGTCGGCGAGGATCTCGTCGGCCGTCTTGGTGGTCCAGGTCGCCGTACCGCCCGCCCCGTACGCCGCGGTGAGTGCGGTAACGGAGGTCGTGTTGAGCAAGCCCTGCATGCCGAGCTTGGAGCGGCCGAGGAATGCGACGTTGTCGACGTACTGCTCGTACTTGCGACGGGCCGCATCAGCGCGGTCGTTCTGCAGGCGGATGCCATAGGCCTGGGCATGGGCAAGCTCCTGCAGATTGTACCGGTAGCCGATTGCTGCCATCCAGACACGGCTGTTGCCGCTGTCGAGCTTGAAGTCGACGAACGGGATGTCATCTCCATCCGGAGCAAACTCTCGCGCCTGGCCGACGTCGTCGCCCATCGAGAAGAAGTCGATGGCGGTGGTCCAGTCCGGCGCCGAATTATCGACCGGAACCAGTTCACGATACTGGAAATCCGGATACTCGCGAGCGTAGATGCCCGGCTCGATGTAGTTCTGAGCCGTGCGGAGGAAGTTCAGCGCCAGCGCGGGCGCGTCAGTGGTGAACATCTGTGTTCTCCTTACTTGGTGACGCCCAGGCGCAGGCGCGCGAGCTGGTTGGTACCGCTCGTGACGCTTGCCCATTCGGCATTTTCGATCAGCTGGTTGGCCGACGAGTTGGAAACGTTGGTGAAGCCGCCTGTTGGCGTCATGTAGACGGGATCGCCTTGGGCGACAGCGACAAGCGCAGTGACCCAGATCGAACCGTTTTTCATGACGCTGATCTGGTCGTACGGCTTGTAGACCTCGCCGTTGGCGAAGGGCAGCGTGCGATCGACGACGGCGACGCCGGCGAACTTGCCGATGGCGGCCGGCAGCTTCACCGTGTCCTCGACGGTGTCGTAGATGACGCCGACCCCAAACGGGATGTTGCCGGAGGCGGCCGCAACGATCATCGAGGTGATGAAATGCGGCTCGCTGGTCGCGATCATGCCGGGATAGCCGGCCGGGGTATCACGCGAATAGGAGACGGGAGGGAAGGCCATTATGCGTTCTCCTTCTGATTGCCCATCCAAGCGTTACGATCGCGAGCAAGCATTGCCTCGTAAGCCTTGTTGGAGTCGGTGAGGTCCGCGTCCGACGTCAGCCCCTGCTTGACGACACTGCGGAACGGATCGCTGGGGTTCTTGGCCACGTCCTCGACGAGCATGTCGAAGCGGGCATCGATGTAGGCGTCCGACTTGTCGGCGACCGCAGCATCACCGATCTTGGCGACGACCACAGCCTTGCGGATGGCGGCATCGGACAGGCCCGCGGTCTTGACGTCCTTCGCCAGAACCTTGGCCTTGGCGACGAGATCGGCGCGGGCCTGAACGCGCTTGTCGAGGTCGGCGTCGGAAAGCACCTTGGCCTTCGTGGCGTCAATCTCGGCATCCTTCTTCGCCAGCTCGGCATCCTTGGCGGCCAGAGCCGTCTGATGTGCCGTTTCGGTGGCGGTAAGCTTGGAAACGGCGTCGGCAAGGCGCTGCTGGAGCGTGCCGATCACCGTGGCGCCCTGGTCGGTTACTTCAACCGGGATGCCATCGACGGTAACCGTCTTCAGGGTCATGATCTTTTCCTCTTTCGGTTTCTGATCACTGGTGAACGGGGCGGCGCCCCACTGTCCCGCACCGTCGCCGATGCGAGCTTGCGATCCGGCGCGGCCACGCTCGACGATGGCGACGTGGTTGATCCGGATATCTTTCTGGATGGCGTCGTACTTCTCGCCCTCGGGCGTCGTGCCCGGCTCCCATGCGAGATCGCAGGTGTAGCCGGCGGAAAGCTCGCGCTTGCCCTCGTCGATCGCCTTGATTGCCGCGGCGTCCATAACGACGAGCGGGATGCGGACGAATTCTCCGTCGCGCGCCACCTCATCGCCGATCTGGCCGACCGATACTGCCTTCCATGTGTCGGCGGTGACCACTTCGGTCGGGTGATCGTTCGTCACCGGCTTGTGGGCGTAACTGCCGAGGCTGTCGCGGGCGAAGACCTGATCGGCCGGACGATAGACCTTGACCACCGGCAATTCAGGCTTGCCGACCTCGTGACCGGCATAGTCCTGGATGCCAGTACGCGCTGTCCGGACCTCAGCAACTAGGTAGCCGTCGGCGGTCCGTCGCGTGCCCGCGATCGGCGCAGTGTCTGTAAATTTCATGAGTAGTACCTCAGAAGAAAAACGATCTGCGGCGATGGCGGTCCGACACACCGTCAACGCAAGCAGCGAGATCAGACCATGGTCCGATACTAAAATTTCAGCGCTGGGCTAGGTTTTGGACCCGCACAACAGTCGAAGGAGTTTTGTCGTGACAAAGGTTTTGGTTGCCGCGATGGCGCTGGTAATAGTTGGTTTCTGGGGTTCTGTCGGCGTTCTGATTTACTCACTGCTTGCGTCTTAGTTAGTAGCGGAGCCGTCGTCTCTCCCCTATAGTTGCTCCCGGCAATGGAGGTTGCCTAGGGAGGATTGTATGAGCGACACCACATTTGGATTTCTGTTGGCGGCCGAGTTGTCGGCCTTACTCTGGGCCGCACTTTTCATGGTGATATTCTCGGCCTCTTGATGAGCCTATCGGGTTCATCGCTCCTGAATTGACTGTGCGACTGCTGCGGCCGCAAGCTCGTCTTCGGAGGGCTCCTGCTCGCTCAGCTTGCCATATTCCTCGATCGCCGCGTCCAGGCCGGGCAGCGACCCATCTTCGACGAGCGCATTAACCAGAGCGTCGGACACAGCCTCACGAGGAATAATTTCCTGTCCCGGCGAAGTGCCCACCAATTGGCGCGCGGCATCAGCCTTCGTCTTGAAGACGTCAGCCTTTTCCTTCTCCGACATGCCCCAGAGCGGTGCCCACTCGTAGTAGATATCCGGGTCGCGCGAGCCGGTCCCGCTGCGGATGATGCACTCGTCGAGGCGCATCATTGCCGGTGTCATCTCGACCTCCTGCATGGCCTGCAGGCGATCGTAGTAGTTGCGAAGGTCGCTTTCACCAGTGGCGTTCATCCCTGCCGGCGACTGTCCGAGCAACCGGGTTGCCGGAATGTCGGCCGCGCCGGATACCAGCTGCATGAACGACATGAGCACGTCTGGGAGTGTGGCGAAGCTCGCCGTCTTCTGTTCGAACTCCTCCTCCTTGTCGAGGAGGAGGTCGCCGTTGATGCCTTTGGCCGTGGCCGCCAGTGTGTAGCGTTCAAGGATCTTGGCGCGGTACCGCTCATCACCGACGTTCTGCATGAAGTCGGGGATGCGGATCACGTTGACCTTCGCCTCGAAGACGAGGCTGGCAATGTTCGCCGCAGTACCGTCGGCCTGCTTGATCGCCTCGACGACCGACAGGAGCACGCTGTCGCCCCAGCCGGCATAGGTCGTGGTGACGATCTCCTCGTCAGGCTGGGCGGCGCCGTTGAAGACGACCAGGCGCGACGGGTGAATGTCGACCTGCACGCCGTCCGTCGACTTGATCTGGTAGACCTTGGGCTTGCCGTACCATTCGGAGGCCGGGTCGCGATCGATCTCGCCCGCCGTCAGATTGCGACGCGAGATGACCGTGAGGTACTTCAGGCCGCCTTTGCCAACGCGCTCGACGTCGAGTGGCTCGGTCAGGTTCTGATCGCCGGTACCGATGACGACGGCAGCGCCGCCCCAGAGCCGAGCCTTGATCTTGGCTTCGAGGATCTTGCCCTTGACGTTGAGGCGCTTCTCTTCGGCCTCGATAAGCTCGATCTGAGCCTTCTTCGCCTGCCAGTCGCGCCAGGCACGGACGCTATCGAATGCCGGGATATCCACGATCTTCCGCGGTAGCCACGCGCCACGGTAGGCGTTGAGCAGTTCCTCGTCCGAAAGCACCGGCATCGAGTAGAAGGTCGACGCCGCCTTGTCCCGGCTGGTGCCGATGTTGGCAACCATGTTCGTCAGGCTGTCGCGGACGAAAGCGATGATGTTTCCCATGTCCGCTCCTAAACGTTCGCCAGCGTGAACGTGCTTGCGCTCAGAAGCGCATTGAATGCTCTGCTCGTGCTGTCGGCGTCGTCATCATGTGTCGCTTCAGGAAAGCCTTCGAGCGACGAAAACCATGCTGCATTCCAAGGCGCTCGAAGGAGCAGGACGTTGCCCGCTTCCGCCTGGGCAGAGAACGGGCTGAACCGTGTCACCTTGTCACCGGATTCGGGTGTGGCCCGTACCGTGAAGCCGGCCAGCAGCTTCGTCAGGTTGGTGACCTGCGATTTGCCCGCCTGGCCAGGATCCTGCGGCAGCGATATCTGCACGTCCTTGCCGTCGGCTTCTGCCGTGTTCCTGATCAACCGCTCGACACCTGACGGTGACAGGAAGTCGTTGCAGTGATGCGCCACGATGTAGCGCCCGTCCGACAGCTTGCCGATCTTGGTACCGGCCGTGGCGTCTGGGTCGGTACCCTCTGTCTTCGGCGTTGCCGCCATGTCCCAGCCGCGCATCCATTTGACGACGCCGGCTGGGATAGCATCGACGACCTCGCACCAACCGCGCTGGAACAAGAGCCCGGCAGCCGGACGAATCTTCCAGTTGCCCCCGAGGAGGCGTTCGCGCTCAACCGTCGGCAGGGCCATCAGGTTGGCGAGGTAGCCGGGATCGGCTGCCATCAGCGCCTTGTTGTCCGTCAGCTTGGCCGGGACGAACGTCACCGACTTCGGCTCGATCGGCTTCGGGTTGCCGTTCTCATCGGGTGCCGTGTACTCGGCGAGTTCCGACGGATGGTCGGCCCAGATGATGGAATCGCCGATGCGGACGAAGTAGCGAAGGACGCCCGCCCGCTCCGGTATCGGCAGACCAGTATCCTGGTCGATCCACCACGAAATGAACTCGGCGACCCAGCTATCCGCATCCGGGTTGCAGGTTGCCCTGACATACGGTCTGACGCCGCACATCGAGCGGTTACGCGACAGCAGATACCAGAACTGCTTGGCACTGAAGTGCGTGAGCTCGTCGAAGCAGATCAGCGGGATCTGCGAGCCCTGCCAGTTCGAAACCGTCTTGTCGTGTTCGAGGTGCGCGAAACTGACCGACGCCCCAGATGGGAACGTCCACGACAGATCCGGCGCCACCTTCGGCTTTGCGTTCAGGCTGGGATAGAGCTTCTCGCTCTCGTCCCATAGGCCGCCCTCGTTTCGGACCTGCACCAGCGTGCGCCGGAAGAAGACCGCGCCGAACTGCGGGTTGGCAACATGGCGCAGCGGCTCCATGAGGAGCGCCCACGTCTTGCCGCCACCTGCCGACCCGCCATAGATCGCGATATCTGCTGGCGAACCAAGGAATTGTGTCTGCGGGCCAGCCTGGGGCCGGATGATTGTCTGGGCGCCCTGCCCTTGCTCAACCCCTGCCATTATCGGGCAACTGGAAGATCGTCACCGGAGAGACCGGCGTCGGAAGATCCTTGCCGTCCTTGCCCGTGATCTCGCGTCGGTTCGTATAGGCGCCGCCGACTTCTTCCGCCGCCTGTTTGAGCAACGATGATGCCAGCACCATGTTGCCCTGGTTTTCTGCCTTGTCTGCCATGCGTTGAAGAGCGCGGAGACGAACGGCGCGATGGCTGATCGCGATCGAGGCGGTGTCCTCAAGGAAGGTCTTGCGGGTCTCCTCGAAGAGAACGCGCCACTTGGGCGCCAGGCCGGATGCTGCCTTCTTGTTCGGATCGTGGCTCTCGACGAGTTGCCGGCTCACTTCGAGGCCGTATTCCTTCTTGACTGCCGCAGATACCACTGAAGGGCTATCGAAACACGCCAGGGCCTGCACGATGTAAGTTTTGACCTCGTCAGAGAGTTTCGCTTTCGCCATGGCTGTGTCAAAGTCCCGTCAAAATGACCATTGAAGCAGACCACCAGCATCGAAGGTACATCGTCCGCTACCCGGACGGCATGACTGCTGAAGAGGGCCACGCCCTGCTAGAACAGGCACGAGATGATCTCGCGCCTAACCTCACCCTGATAGCTGCCGACGACGGCGCCACGATCGAGGGCGAAACCTGGCACGTCCTATCGGTCTGCTTGGCCCTGCCGCTGTTCGAGGTGAACGAGATACTCTAGGCGACCCTAAGCTGGCAGGTGCCGCATGCGTGTGCGATCTGCACTCTGGCGATCTCGGGTTTCTGGCTGGCTGCATCGACCATGGCGCGGATGCCGGCAGCATCTGCCCCGTACCTACGGACCACCCCGACGAACTCTTCGACGTCATGTCCCCGAATGACGAACACCGGGCGGCCCGTCGACTTGCTGAACTTCGGCGCGCCGAAAGCATCGACGTCCTGGGCGGCGTGATAGAGCTCGTGCTCGACCAGCGCCATGAACTCGGCGTCTCCACACTCTCGGCAGTAATCGGCGTCCAGCGTGATGATGAAATCAGGGACGTGGCGGAACCACTGCTTCACCTGCATCTCTGCGCGAGCGCATGACCACCTGCCCATTGTGCCTTGCGGAGATCCTGTCTCGCACTGGCCGATGACGCGGCGCCCCTTCTTGCTGTTGCTGACTGTGGTCCAAAGGTAGCCGATGTCGGCGAAGCTCAGGTGGAGATGATCCGGGTTGTGGATCGGCGACGCCGGGTCGAGGAACGTTGCGTCCACCCAGTCTGGCATGTCTTCAGCCGGGGCGAAGGCTGGCGAGGTGATGTCGTCGAACATCGAGGATGGCGGTCGTGGCCTCATACTAACTCGACCCTCGCTCACGAAAATGTGACCAGAAAATGCGGTGCACCGAACGTTCCGCAAACGACATCAAACGACATCAGGTGACAACAGCTGTCATCAACTGACAATCAGACGCAAGGAAACGCAAGAACCGACAAGTGAGAGGGCGACTTGTCGCGGCAACCATTTCAGGCATATTGCGGCAGCAGGCAGCACCGATTTTTTTGGTGAAAGGTGCGCCATGCAAACTGCAACAGATATCCTCAAACTATCAGTCCCCGGCTTCCAAGCCGAAGCCACTGGTCAATTCGCCATCGTGGCGCTGCTGACCCTGGTTGCCTTCATCTTCATCTCTCGAAGGCCACGGCGGTGACGTCACCGCCTCGAAGCGGGCTGGAGTGCTCTGGTGCCTCGACGTGCGGTTGGCTTCCCGCTTGTCTTCCTTCCGGCTACGCAGCCTAACCGGCGAACGGCTTCTGGTGGGCGGGCCCCGAACCTATTCCGCCGTCGCTGCGGCAGCGGCCGGGCTCCCCGGCGTGTTCGTTACGGGCCCTCGACCTCCAGCTTATGAGGCTGGCGAGCTACCGGGCTGCTCTACTCCGACGAAAACCCTGAATTTCTACTGAAAGTTTAATCTCTAATACTCGCCGAACGACGTAAGAACGTGACGAGTACGAAAGTGGATTTCTAACCCGTTCGGATTAGTGGAAAAATGAAGCGATCAGATCCTGATACCGTCGCGCATCGGTTGAGAACCAGGAGAAGCAGCCTCTCATACGCTATAGAACGATCCGCGAACGACTTATGTGCCAAAGTTGGACATCTCAACCCAGTAAATTTATGGGCTAACGAACTAGAACATCCGGCTTCGCGGCGAAGTGAGGGCGACCACCCTCCGCATAGACTGCGGTCCTTGGGTGGTCGCGATTTCCAGGGGCACAACTTGAATTTGTTTCGACGTTGAGTGAACGTTATGCTTGGGGGAAATTTTGAGGGGCAACTGTGAAAAACACGTTGACTGCTACATTACTAATAGCTGGGGCGCTCTCGCTTTGTAGCACAAACGCGATTGCCGCGAAGAACGGCATTTTTATCTACGGCTGCACTTCCGACGGGAAACCCGCGCGCATGCGCGTGGTTGCTCCACTCAAGGACAAGGGCGCCGTTGAGGCAGGATTTCGCAACATGATACGGCAGAAAACCTCAGATTGGTTTCTTGCGCAGAAGAAGACTGTCGACCTGACAGAATTCGAGCAAGCCCTCGAAGTCATGATGCAATCAAGCGGCGGTAAGCTCCCAACGCAAAACCCTTTCGCTGTTGCGAGATCTGTTGAGATTGGCAAGCGCGCAGCCTCCCTGAAACTCTATTGCGGCACCTAACATGGTGCTGGAAGCGACCGAAGTTTCCGCGCTCCCGCTCTCCGGGTGACGGGCGAGGCTGGTTGCGGAGACAGGATTCGAACCTGCAACCTCGTGGTTATGGGCCACGCGAGCTACTGCTCTGCTCTACTCCGACGTGACCGGAATTACTTCAGTGGGGCGGCTTTTGTGCGCTTGAAATAGCTACGAACAGCGAACAAGTTGCGGCAGCCATCTGCCTCACCACCTGTGATCCCGCGCGGCGCTCCGGCGAGCGTGGTATAATCCCAACTTGCTACAGAGCTTCGAACTTTGTTGACCAGTCAGGCCGTCTGGCGGGAAGAGCCCACGTGACGACGTCGCTCTCGTATGTGCAAATTGGTACCGGCCATGTTGGGTCGAAAGAACTTCCAAGAACCTGATCATCGCTCTTCAGCAAAGCTGCCGGTCAGCATTCTACTGCTCACGATCCTCGGTATATCGGCCTATCTATTAGTCGAGGGATCCTTACTCGATGGAAAGCGCGTTGCATCCAAGGTCTACCTGCCCGTCCCGCAAACGCAGGATCGTTGAGGAGAAGATCAGAATTTCGGCAATACGCACCTATGGCGGGGGGCGGTGACGTCCTCCCTAAGGCCCGGCGAGTGTCGGGCCGCAGCGGCCCAATTCTTCCCGGACTTGATCAAACTGATGGTAGACCTGTGCACCCCAAACCGGTTCGCCAAGTCTTTAACCCGGCCCCCGCTCGAAAGCTCACCGCGGATCTGATCGACGTCAGACGCCGATAGGATCGCCCGGCCGTGGTTTTCGCCAGATTGTCTGTCCCGAGAGCCGTCCTTCGTCGTGCCTGGCGGGCCGTATGGGTTGAAAACTACCCCGTGCGCGACAGCATCCTGGGCGTTCTCTTTTCTGGTTGCCCAGCGAAGATGGCCCGGGTGCACGCATCCCTGATTGCCGTTGCCGCAAGAATGCGCTGCCTCATGTGCCGACGTAGGCGGTTCGCCATGCACTTCTTCACACATGCGACGATGGGCGCCGGTACGCCGCCGGCCATCGCAACTTCCAACCCATACGACGCCATACCCATTTGGGTGGCGATAGAAGGGAAAGATCAAGCACTCGTCGCCAACATGCGACGAGTGATCAATGATCCATTGCACCGCTGCACTCGCCATGTCTCACCGGGATTTTGGTAAAAATTTCCGAATGGCCGCAAACATCTGTTGCGGCTGGGTTTGCCCGGCGAGTGTTCCCTCAGAAGAGGTCCGCTACAGAACAGCAAATCATCCGTTGTGGAACATATGAGAAACACGGATGATTTGCAATCGGCTCATGCAACCTTGTCGATCATATCCAGTGAAAGATCGACGTGGACGAGGCCGCCGAGGTACTCGACCACAGCTTTGATCGTGTTGCGGCCGGTGACGTCGAGGACGGTGGCCAGCATGCCGCCGACCATGCGATGTTCGGGCGCGATCCGGACCTTGAAATCCTTCGGGAACTCTTCCTGCAGTTGCTTGCGGCTACGCTTCTTGCGGGCGTCGCGCTCCCGATCCAACGCGGCGCCGGCCATAGCCTCGGCGTCGCGGATACTCTCGACGTCGAAATTGGAGATCCGGGTCGGATGGCCGGCAACACCGAGGATAGACGTCACACCGTCAACGCGGGATAGGCGGTAAAAGTCCCCTGTCGGCAGGTACACGAACGAGTATCCGACAATCATGGCGAACCGGCGCTCGATCAGTTCCCTGGTCCGGTGGTGTTTGATGTCCTTCCGGAACGACGGCATGTAGATTTCGATGTCAGCATCGCGGAGGTTCCGCTCGATGATGAACTCGCCCTTGCGTTCCTCGGTCTCGCCGATCCGCGGCGTTGCCGGCCGCTGGGTTCCGGGTCGGGTCTTGATTGCGTACCAGCTCATTGGGCGTTCTCCTATTCGATCCAGCCGGAGCGAAGAGCCAGGCCGACAAGGCCGGTGGCCTTAGAAGCGCCTGCTTTGCTCATGGCGTTGATGATGTTGCGATTGACTGTGTGGATGCTGATTCCCATGATCGTGGCCGCCTCTTCCGCCGTTTTGCCGAGTGATAGCCATTTGACCGTTTCGAGTTCTCGGGCGGCAAGCGGGCAACCTGCGTCTGGGCGGGGGCGAGGCTTATGCAGCATCGGCTCGCCCCTCCGGCACGGACTGCTTCGAGACGCCTGGCGCCCATACCTGATTAATTGCCCAAAGATGCGTTGCGCCGAGAGGCCACCGACGCTTCTTGCAACCGTTAGCGAACTCGTCGTGCGATTGGCATTCGGCGACGAAGATGAAGCCTCGGGCGGCGAGCTCGCGCGCCCTCTCCTCTTGGGTCACTCGCAGGTCCTTCAGCCCGTAACGGGACATGCGGGGGCCGCCCAGCGCAGCGTTTTCGCGGGCAGTCTTGATCAGTTCGGAGGCTCGAACGCGCTCCTCCCGCAGGTTTCGGCATTCAGCGTTCGCCATGACCGCCATCTCCGAAGGGATCGGCAGATAGGCACGGTTCTGCAGGTCGTATTCCCCGCGCTTCAGGCGCACGAAGACAGTGCGCAGGCCATGGAGCGGGACACCCTTGAGCGCGATCCGGTATTCCTCGATCGGATCTTCGGCCTGGATCGATGCGGGGATCATCATGCCGGCGTCCATCAGTGAGGCGATGCACTTGCCGACCTCGTCGACGCCGCAGGGCGAAAGCTTCTCAGTGAGAGCGGAAATCTCGCTCTGTAAGGTCGACAGTCTGGCCGGCAAATTCGTCATCTGGCTCACCGTAGAGGTCTCGTTTCAGTTTCTGGTGGATGTCACGTTGGCGCTGCATGTGAGGGCTCATCGGCCGAGGCGGCGCCTGCCCCTGCGGAAGCTCGCGACTTCCACCTCGATCCTGTCCGCGGGAGAGCCACGAAACGACGAACCGCTTCATGCCCTTGGCCGTCTTGCGCTTCTGCGTGTTGACGTTGAGCCAGGAGCGGATCGCAGCGAGTTGCTGTCGGACGTTCACCGCGGGGTAGGCATCGGACCATTCAGCGACGTCAGCCTCGCTGATCGCCACGAGTGCGCCACCGATTGCAGGAAGTTCGATAACCGTGGGCGAGGCCGGAGCGGATTTATCCGGCTCCGGGCAAGCATCCGAACGAAGTGAGGATGTAGATAGGTTATCGGTTATAGGTGGCACGCGCGTATCACTGCATGTGCTTTGCATTTGCTCTGCACTTGCATTGCTTTTGGATTTGCCGTGCCGCGATGATGCAGCAGACCGACGCTTCTCGATGATGTCGTCGGCCTTGGCGAGTTCGGCATCAATGCGCTTGTGCGTCCAGCCGGGACCGAAGAGCATGGCGAGCATGTCGCGGCTCTCTTCCCACTGTTCCGGTGACAACTTGGCGATACGGGCGATCACGCGCTCGTTTTCGGGAAGAGCGCCGTTCTGCCAGTAGTGCATGATCAGCAGCAGATAGGCGCCGTGCTCGGTCGCGGTCAGGTGGCCGGTGTCAGCGAGGTAGTCGGCGATGTGGAGCGGCATCCATGCGCGATTGCTCATCGGATCACCTCGACTTCCAAGCCGTGGCAGGCCTTCATGAGCTTCTGCTTGATGCGGAACACGGGCGTGACCATGCCCTTCACATCGATGACGCGGCGGCGCTTCATGGCGACGTCCCAAAAGACAAAGTCCGCCCTGTAAGTGCAGACCAGCACGCCATTGATCGTCAGCGCATACGAGCGCTGCATTTCCACGTCTTCGACCTCGCCCGCCTTTTGGCGGAGCTTCAAGCTGGCATAGTATGCGGCCTCCGCCTTGCTATCGAAGCAGATGCCATCGAGAAGCGTGCGCTGGGCCTTGTACTTGTTCCCGCGCTTCGGCTTGGCGATGGCGGCCTGGTACTGGGCGGCGGACAAACGCTCGTTCATGCCGCACCTCCGAAGAAGTGTTTTTGTGCAAGTCGCTGCGTCATCCTCTTGAACTCGCGCAGCCGCGAAAATAAATCTTCAGCGGGCGCTGACGAACAGCGCGTTCCTTGTTGAAAGCCAACGAATTCAGTGAGGTAGAAATGCACCCGAAGATGTTTGACCGGCCAGTTTACCTGCGTGAAAGGAAGGATCTGGTCCTCGAAATCACCAACCTCGACGACGCGATCGATTTCCTTGAGGAATGGTCCAAAGGGGATCGCGATATCATTCACGACGCGACCCTGAAGACTTGCTACCTGGCACATGACGGCCACAAGCCAGTCCAGGTGGCGCGTGACGCTCTCCGCTCCTTCGCGAAGAAGAAGGGCATACTTGTGAAGGCTCCCGCGGTCCTGCCGTGGATGATTAAAGCCAAGCCGGGCGGCGGTCGAATCTCCCCGTAAACTGACATTCGATCGTGAGAGGCTGCGCTCGCGGCCTCTCTTGTCATAGCCTGATGCTGGGTATGGAAGCTTGATCATGCCGCGTCCTTTCGCTCTGCGCCTTCAATGCGCCGGACGGCGATGTCCGCGTATTCGGGATTGAGTTCGATCAGGATGCTGCGAAGGCCAAGCTGTTCGGCGACGAGGCCGACCGTCCCGGAACCTCCAAATGGATCGAACGCGACACCCTGGTTTCGGTCAAAGGCCTCGCAGATCGGGCCGCAGCCACTAGCCGCGCCGCAGCAACCGCAAACGGACTTAGGAGATCCGGCAGACAGGCAGCGCCGCGCCAGTTCGCGCGGGAACGTGGCGAAGTGGGCCTCACGGCAGCCCTCGATGTTGAAGGTCCAGACGTTGCGACCATTCCGCATCTCGGGGGTGTAAGTTTCGACCCAAGTTCCTGCGCGGTTCTGACCGGGAGTGCTCCCCTTGGCGGGCTTGTACTGGCCATCCTTCCGGCGTGCGTGCGCATTGCCGGTCGTCGGCTCTTTCAGCGCCTCCGGATCAAAGAAGTACCTCTCGCTCTTGGTGAGCAGCCAGACCTTCTCATGGACGGCTGCCGGGCGGTCGTCGACGGATTCCGGCTTGGGGTTCGTCTTGTTCCAGACGATCTCGGATCGGACCCACCAGCCATCGTCCTGCAGGGCGATCGCCAGCCTGTTCGGGATCATGCAGAGATCCTTCGGCTTCATGAACCCGCCAGCGACTACACGGCCGCCGCTCTCGAAGTGCGATTGGCGACCGCCAGACGAGAACGCGCCGCGCGCCTTCGAGTGTTTAGGGTCGTAGACGGGCCCGACGGTCGAGAAAGGCTTATCCCGGAACGTCCGGTCGTCGCTGCCATCAGTCTTGTAGGCCTCTGCGCTCTTTCCGTTCGGGGTCGCGGCATAGCAATCGCCGTAGTTGACCCAGACGGTACCGTGCGCCTTGAGAACCCGACGGATCTCGCGGAAGACGCGGACCATGACATCGAGGTGCTCGCCGAGTGTGCGCTCGAGGCCGATCTGGCCTTCGACGCCATAGTCGCGCAGGCCCCAGTAAGGCGGGCTGGTGACGACACAGTCGACCGAGCCCGAAGGCATGGCGCGCATAACGTCGAGGCAATCGCCAACATGGATAGTGCAGCGCCCGTGGAGGATGGAGCGGGTTTCGAAGCTCATGCCTCACCTCCCCGCTCACGGCGAGCAGCGAACGGATCGAGCTTTTGGAACAAACACCACTTGGTCGTGGTTGCACCACCAAATAGGAGGCGAGCATGCCCAAGACCCCAATTCCGCAGCCACCGGATCCGGTATTCCCGCCGGACCTGCCGCCGGATGTTCCACCAGATCTGCCGGAGCCCCCGATCGAGGAGCCAGAGCCCGACGTCGGTCCGGACGAAGCGCCCGCCATCACCCCCGTCCCCGGCGCGATAATTCCGCCGAAGATGGGAGATTGAGCTTGCCGTAGTGCTACCCAGCACCGCCCCATTGGAACAGTTCTCCCTAATATACGTTTGTGGGAAGCCTGACCCACGGAGGACACCATGGCCAGCATCTGGGATGCAAACGTCGAGTTGAAGATAGACGATCGTTTTCACGTCATCAGGAACGCCCGAGAGGCGGTCGCATTCCTGATGAAATCCTGGCCCGAGACGAAAAGCGAGAGTTACGCAATAGCTCGAAAAATCTGCCTGGATGCGGCCAATGGAATAGTCCCTAGCGCCGACGCCAGGGCAGCGTTCGAAGCTGCCGCGAAGGAAGCCGGACTTCTGCGATAGGCCCGAGGTGAGGAAATTAATCATGCTGCCTGCCCTCGCCGCTCAAGCGCCTTCAGGTACGCGGCCTTGATCTCCTCAAACCGAGCGATGTCGTATTCCTTGGTGGCGATCTCGTTTTCGGGGCGCGGCTTCTTAGAGCCGTGGCCGTGGTCATCGAGCCAGGTCATAGCGCTGGCGATGCGGCGATCGAGCCAAGCGATCATTTCGGCGGGGTCGGTCATCAGTGCGCCACCCCGTATTCGGCCTCGATGCTGCTCAGCCATTCCAGCCCCTTGCGCGCAACACGGCGATGGCTTTCCTGGCAGCAGCTGTCGTTCATGCGGACCGAGATGTCGGCCCAGCGGCTGTGCATCATCTTAACGGCAGCGGTCAGCGCAGCCTTGAAGCTCTCGTGCTCACCCCAGAAAGGGCCGCCGTGTCCGCAATACCCACCGACGCTGTCACCGGTATTGATCGACCAGGTACCGTCACCGTTGGCCATGACGCCGATTTTTCCATAGCTCCAGCCGCTCTTATCGAGATTGGTTTGCAGCCACAGCGGTTCATCGACGGCGGGCGCCGGCGCGGGCATCATCAGGTCGAACATAGAAAGCTGTTGCATCACTGGTCGCTCCCGTCCGTAAGTTCCGGGCAGATCCATTCCGCGAGCGACGAGCCGATACCGCGCAGTTTCTCAGCGATGATCAGCCGTTGCTTCAAGCTGAGCCAACGCACGAATACGGGCGGTTTTTTCGATGAATTCGGCATGGTCCCTCTTTGCTGCGCGCAGCAGCGCTCGTTCTTCCTTCGCGGCTTCCGCAGCCGCGTAGAGTTCCATCATCTGCCAGTGGCGAACGACGTCGGTTTCGTTGTTCCACCAGGCCTTGAGCCGCCTTTCGGTCCATTGCTTCTTGGGCTCGCCCTTGTGTGGGAAGAGCTTCTGAAGCGTTGCCGCAGCTTCGAAGAACATGTTCCCAATGCGACCGCCGCCGCCGATGGACCGGATGAGGTAATTTGCAGTAGCAACGTCATCCATGTGCTTGCATTTTCCCTGCTTCGTCTTCTCCAGAATTCTGGATTTCTTTTCCATGTTTTAGGTTCCCGCCTATGACACAGTGTCATTGCTTAGGAGACACTGCAGATGAGCAGAAACCTTACAGACCAGTCCGAAGAGAGCCTGACCGCGCCAACGGTCGGCGCTCATTCGGAGGTCGAAAATCTCATTCCTTTCCGCAGAGGAACCCGGGCGCCGCATCCCGCCTCTGCCGCCGGTGACGATCCCCTGTCGTCACCGGCCATTCCTTTGGGATCTGCTGTTCAAGCCGTGGTCATGAGACTGGCGAACAAGCGGATCCGGTTGAGAGTTGAGAGCCCCAGCCGGGAGGAGGAAGACTGGGGCTCTCATTGATCGCGAGGGAGGAGGAGAACCGCGATCAATCCTTTGGCCGGAAGCCGTTCCGGCGAAATTCCAGTTCGGAAAAGAGAGCGACACCGCCGAGAAGCAGCATTGCGGCGACGACAGTCGCGACGAGCGCAGCAGCAACGAACATCAGGCAGCCCTCTTCTCGGTTTGATCTTCAGGCTGCCGGCTCTCGGCGGCCTTGAACCTGTTTGGACCGGGGCGAACGTCTTTGACCTCGCCCTCAATGAAGCGCTGAACCATCTCGTCGAGGCCGGATGAAATCTTCCTCATGCAAGTTCCTCCGCTGGCTCGCGTTCGCGCATCGCTTTCGCGCATGTGTGGCAGTGGTTTCGGCCATAGCCGCCGCATGCCTCCGGCTGCCGGCAATGCGGCCTCAACGGGGATGGTGGCTTGGCGGTAAAAGAGGTTGCCCGTTCAGCCTCCGGGCCAGAGGGTTCAAGGTTGACGGGGCCTCCTTCGAGACCTGCGCGCGTCGCGCTGCTCTCTACATTTTCGCCTCCTGTGCTGGCGACGACGATGCCGGTGGCGACGGCCGGGCTTACACGCTCGCTGGGGGGTGCCGAACCACCATCGGTCTCGGCGCTCTGGGTGTTGGAATTGGTGGGGAGGTCGAGGCCACCGTCGGAGCGCCGGGCGTCGTCGAGGAACTCGCCGGTCGTCGGATCGATGCGCTCTTCGCGCTCAATCATGATGTCGACTGCGGTCAGCAACGCCGCCCTGCCCGCTTGGGTCTGCATAGCGGTCGCGACAGTCGAAACGAGCTCAGGGCTCATCTCCGGCTCGGGTTCGTCGAACATGTCCATCTGGATCATGCCGAGTGCCTGGAGATAGGTGTCGAGGATAGCTTCCTGCTCGGCGCGCACGTCTGCATCGATCTTCCGGATGGAAATGACCTTGCGCAGGATCTTCGTATCGAAGCCCATAGCCTTGGCTTCGCCATAGACGTCCTTGATGTCGTCGGCGAGGATCTTCTTTTCCTCTTCGAGGCGCTCGATACGCTCGATGAAAGAGCGGAGCTGGTCTCGCGCTACTATGTGTGCGTCAGACATGTGTTACGCCTCCTCTGGCGAGGCGCCGAACTGCACCTCAAGCTGGGTAATCAACTGGTCAAGAGCGTTGCGGCCAGGGCGACGAGGGTTGAAGCGAAACTCGACCCGGTCGTCATTGATCGAGTGCGGGAGTTCGCACATCGCCTCGATGATCTTCTTTCGGGGTTGAACGTTGCGCTCACGCTCGGCGAGAAGTGCTCTGGCAATGATCTCGACGCTGCTGTTGCTGTTCCAGTTCACAGCGTTACGAAGGGCGCGTGCCGCTTCCCAGATGTCGTCGGGAATGGTCTGACCTTCGGCGCTCATTGGGCGAGTTCCCTTTCGGGACGCGTCACGGTCGCCGGCCACTCGGCGCCCGCCGGCCAGTTGGTCGCAAACCAAGCGACCACCTCATCGTACTTCTTCGCCGTGAAAGTCTTTCCGTCCCGGATTCGGGAGAAGAACCGGCCGTCTGCGGCGCATTGCTTACCAACGGTCGATTCCGTGAGTTTGCGCGCCGCGCCGTACCGCTCGGCCAGAGTGAATAGATTTGAGGTGAGTTCGTTTTCCATATCCAAATGGATAGTTGAAAATCTCCCACTCTTCAAGAGGATATTTTCAACTCGCGAATTGAAAGGGTTTTTTCCTACAATTCAGCCATGACAGATCTGAAAACCATCGTCGAAAAACGACTTGAAGAACTGGGCCTTAGCCCCATCGAGGCAGCCACCCGCGCCGGGTTGGAGCGCACGTTCCTGCGCGACATCATTGTCGGTCGGAAGAAGTCGGTTCGCGCCGACAAGATGGGTGAGCTCGCGCGTGCACTAAGCCTCGACCCCGGTGCGCTTGCGCAAAACGAGATGGTCGCCGTCCCCGCCCCTGGCTCACCGGCGGCGACACGCCCCACGCCAAATGCAAGCTTCCCGCCGCGGTGGCAGCAGTTCCCGGGCGATACGTCCATCCCGCTTAGAGGGCATATCGCTGCCGGCGCGAATGGACGGTTCATCATGAATGGGCAGGACATCGCCACGGTGTTCTGTCCGCCTGGCCTTGAGGGCGTCGAGGGCGCCTACGCCGTGCAGGTCGACGGCCGTTCTGGTGAACCGCGCTTTTTCCATGGCGAGACAGCGTGGGTGAACCCTCATTTGAAGGTCCGCCAGGGCGACGACGTCGTCGTACAGATCCTCGATGACGATGAAATTTCCAGCTACCTCAAGCGATTCGTGTCGAAGTCCAACGACCTATTGCGCCTCTATCAGTACAACCCCGGCGAAGGTGAAAGCCACGACCTAGAATTCCGAGCCGACAAGGTGTTCGCGGTTCATAAGGTCGTGTTTCATGCGATGCTCTGAAGCACCTCATCGCAGCGCCACGACGGGCGAATGGTCAGGTTTCGAAATGCCGGCGGCATCTTCGGGCATTCGCTGCAGCGGATCTTACGGCAGAGCTGCATGTAATTGTGAACGCCGAGTTCGGCGGCCTTCACCAGGTTTTCAAGGCGAAGGATGCGGGAATGCCCGCAATCATCGCAAGCCACGTATACGCTCTCAAGTTCGACAACCAGCCTCAAGGCCTCGGGGTGATCTACTGGAGCGGTACGCGTCATTTTTCTCTCCTGCGTTCCTGTTTTGTTCTCACCAAAACAACAGGAATGCGGCCGGGAGTCGAGTCGATTTTCAGAAATATTTAGCTTGCCACAACAGCTAGAGGAGCGGCCGGTGGCAAGCCCAAGATATCCGCGGGGCAATTAAATGGGCGACCTAATTGAAGGGGATGACGGGCTTCCTGCGGAGGACGTCGGACCATGGGCGAAGGAGAAACATGATCTCCTCTGTCGATACATCGACATCTCAAAATCGGCGCGAGCCAAGTACCTGGGACCAGGCAAAGGCGGAGCCGCCTATATCGACCTGTTTTGCGGCACTGGGCGATGCCGTGTCCGCACCACCGGAGAATGGATAGACGGGGGCGCAGTCGCCGCATGGAAGAAAAGCGTTGAGGGTGGCAAGCCCTTTACCCGGGTGATCATTGCAGATGCCGATCCTGTGCGTCTAGATGCCACCGTGCAGCGCTTGCAGCGCGCCGGAGCTCCGGTTGTGAGCGCCTGCGGGCCAGCGGTTGAAACCGCCTTCTTCGCTCTTCAAAGAACGCCTCCGCACGGCCTGAATTTCGCGTTCCTTGATCCGTACAATCTCGAAGCCCTCGACTTCAAAATCTTCGAGACGCTATCCCGAGTGAAACGCTTGGACGTGCTTGTCCATCTGAGCAAGATGGATCTTCAGAGGAACCTAGACAACAACCTTTCAGCCGCGATGTTCGCCCTCGACGCGTTCGCACCGGGATGGCGAAGCGTGATCAACGTCGAACAGGCACAAGGCGGAATCCGAACTGAGGTGATCGAGCATTGGCGCGATCTCGTCCAGAAGGTGGGAATGGACGCCTCTCGCGACGTGCGCTTGCTTAAGGGCACGCGTGGCCAGCACCTATATTGGCTCCTGCTCCTCGCCAGCCACGACCTAGCGCTCAAGTTTTGGAAGACGGCGGCCAATCCGGAAAAGCAAGGCAACCTGTTCTAGGCCGATAGTGCCGGCATCGCGTCCCAGGTACGCCCGCGGTAGGAACGCCCGGTCGCCTTTTTGTTTTTGCCGCCCCATTGCTTGAAAAAGAATGCCGAACCGGCCTCTGAGCACATCTCGAAGATTTCATCGATCCACAGCGGATCCATAGGCCGTGCATTCGGGCCGGACTCCCCGCCAACAATGGCCCAGTGGATGCCGTCAAGCCGGCCGGCGGCAACCGAGCCGATGAGCGGTTCAAACGAAACGAAGCGAATTGCGGCAGGCACTCTGCGCAGCTCGCCGAGGCGATCTATTACACGGCCATCTTCTACGCTGGTTCCAAGCCAGACATTAGGCAGAACGTCGAAACCGTCGCGCAGGATGTCCGCCATGCGGTCCGGACGCTTGGTCAGGATCTGGTAGGTGTGCCGGCGGGTCTCGGCCATTGCCCGCCAGACCTTTCGAATGAACTCAACCGGCACGTCCGGGTGGAAAAGGTCAGACATCGAGTTGACGAAGACGTTCCGCGGCCTTGCCCATGTCGACGGTACGGAGAGTGCGTTCTCGTCGAGATAGAGGGCGCCTGTCCATTTCGCTCGGCCGCCGCTCTTACGTGTCAGCCCGCGATATTTCTCGAGCCCCATGGCTTCCAGGCGCGCCGCCATCCGCATGGCATAGCAGTTGGTACACCCCGCACTCATAATCGAGCACCCAGCGACGGGGTTCCAAGTTGCATCGGTCCATTCGATTGATGTTTCAGCCATAGGACGCTCTCCGACCTTCAGAGATAAAGCGATAGTTGCAACATGGTTAAGGATCGGTTGAGGACGCTTACCTAGCGCCGATCTGACGAGAGTCTACCACTCGCCGATTCGCGCCTTCAACGGGAATTTCCCACATTAAGTAGGAAACTTTCTATTTCCCTGTTGCAAAGTTGAAAATATCCAACTATCTTCAACTCCATCAGCAAGGCGCTGACGAGAGGACGAAGCAAATGGCGATGGTCACCCGATACAGCATCCAAGACGAGGTTGGCCGGTTCCTGACGATCGACGGCCTGTTCTCTTACGACGACGCCGATGCAGTCGAGTTCAGGGACGAAGACGAGGTCATCGAAGAGTTGGCCACGAACCCGGAATGCCGTGGCTGCACGGTCGAGACCTATCAGCGCCTCTCCGATTTTCCCGATTTCACCGCAACGCCCTCGATCGAGAAGGAGGCCGCGTAATGTCCTTCAAGCCCCGCCGCGTGGCGCTGCACGAACTGTACCGCGAGATTGAAGCCCTCGGCGGTGGAGACACCGACCCGGAAGGCGAAGCATACAACCGAGCCATCCTCGATGCGCTGTCGATCCTCCGCGCCTGCGGCTTCGCCGAAGGTTCGTACGTCGATCAGCCGGAATACGAGAACCGCGCCCGCCTCGCTGTCCGCGAGTTCGCGCCAGTCATCGGAGCGGCGCTGGCATGAGCTCGAAGTACCACACCAAAACGCCGCTCCTGATCTCGGTCGCCGGCCTCGATATCGAGTTGGACCTTGAAGTCGAATATTCGATCAACCGGTACCGCGCCGCGACACTCACGCAGCCGGAAGAGCCCCGCTCTGTCGAGGTCGAGCAGATCCGCGCGATGATGGAATCCGTCGAGCTCCCTCTCCCGAGTTGGGTCGAACACGAAATCTACGAGAGCGACGGCTTCAAGAACCACCTTCTCGAAGATGCGGCCGACAAGGATGCCATGGCTGCCGAGGACGCCGCTGAGTACCGGCGCGAGTTGAGGGCCGGGCTATGAGCAGCCGTCCCGTCTCCTACGCCTGCGACCCGGCCAATCGATACTGTGAATGTGGCGCTTGCCAACTGCCGCCGGCCCGCAACATCGACCTGGACGGGCTCGCAGAGTTCAACCGCGCCACCTACGGCGTCGCCGCTTTCATCATCCTCCTCGCCGCCCTCCTCGCCTTCATGGCGATCGGGTTTGCGAACACCGAGGAGATCCACCGCAAAATCGTAGCCGAGAGGACCGTCTAATGACCGCTCCCGCAATCGAACACAGCATGCGCCGACAGACCGAGGCGGCAAAGGCCCTCCTCGTCGACCTCCGCAACCAAGGCGCCGACGACGACGCCGAGCTCGTCGCCGACACCATCGAGGGCGAAACGAACCTCATGGAGGCCATCGACGAGGCAATCGCCGAACTCGACGAGTGCGACGTTCTCGTGACCGGGCTCAAGGCCAAGGAAGCCGACTTCGAGGCGCGTCGCAAGGCGATCGAGAACCGCGCCGAGCGCATCCGCGCCCTGATCGAACAGGCGATGCTGGCAACCGACCAGATGTCGATGAAGCTGCCGACGGCAACCCTGTCGCTTTCGAAGCGCGCCCCGGGCCTGATCGTCACCGACGAGGCGGATATCCCGGCCAAATACTGGGTTGAGCAACCTCGCCCCGCCCCGAAGCTCGACAAGAAAGCCCTTACCGCTGACCTGCGCGAGAAGAATGCCGCCCCAATCCCCGGCGCCACACTCGACAACGGTTCGTTCTCTCTCACGGTCCGGAGGAAGTGACCATGAACGCGATTACCACTTTCGATATGACGCCGCGCCAGGTCGCTCTGGTCAAGCAGACGATCGCCAAGGACTGCAACGACGATGAGTTCAACCTCTACATGGAGGTAGCGAAGGCCAAGCGCCTCGACCCGTTCTTGAAGCAGATCATCCCCATGGTCTTCTCGAAGAACAACGCCGAGCGGCGCAACATGACCATCATCATCAGCCGCGACGGCCAGCGCGTCATTGCGCAGCGCTGCGGCGACTACCGTCCGGCGAGCAAGACGCCGACCTATGAGTTCGATGCATCGCTCAAGGGCCCGCTGAACCCGCACGGCGTGGTGTCGGCGACGGTCTATCTCTGGAAGCAGGACCCGAAGTCGGGCGAGTGGTACGAAGTCGCCGGCCAATCGTTCTGGGACGAGTTTGCCCCGATCAAGGATGAGTGGGGGAAGAACGACAACGGCAAGAGCTTCAAAACCGGCAAGCAGACCCTCGACGACAGCGGCAACTGGGCGCGCATGCCGCGCCTGATGATCGCAAAGTGCGCCGAGATGCAAGCCCTGCGCGCCGGCTGGCCGGAACAGTTCACTGGCCTCTATGACGAAGCCGAGATGGACCGCGCCAAGGTTCTCGACCTCACCGCCTCCGAAGTCGTCGAGAAAGAGCGCGAGGACCACCGGATGCGCGTGATCGGCGCCGACAACTCGATCACCGTCACCTGGGGTGACAACTGGGCCCTCGAAAACGTTCCTGTCGGGAAGTTTGCCGACGAGGTTATGCGGTTCCTAAAGGAGTCGTCGCCGGAAACGATCATCAAGTGGCAGGACGCAAACCGGGAACCCCTGAAGCGCTTCTGGGCCATGCAGCCCGGCGACGCGCTCGCGCTCAAGAAGGAAATCGAGGCGGCTATCGCTCGCAAGCCTTCGCGGCCGGCGAACGACGAGCATCTCCGTAATCATCCGATGATGGCGGGCTGATCATGGGCGGCCCGGTCCTTCTCCAGTGGAACGGCGAGGCCTTCCAGCCGGCGAACCGGCATTGGGCCAGTCAGTGCGACAAGCGTTTCGTGGTCGGCGAGTTCTACACGCTCGCCGAGCACAACGATCGGAGCATGAACACGCACCGGCACTATTTCGCATCGGTCGCCGAGGCCTGGCGAAACCTGCCTGAGCATTTCGCCGGCCTGCCCTTCACCGAATCCGCGGAGCATCTGCGCGCCTACGCGCTGATCCGCACCGGCTATTGCGACGCGCACACGATCGTCTGCTCGAGCAAAACCGAAGCATCACGCATGGCGGCGTTCATCCGCCCGATCGACGGGTTTTCCATCGTCGACGTCAAAGAGGCGACCGTCACCCGGTACGTGGCGAAAAGCCAGTCCATGAAGGCGATGGACAAGCAGGAATTCCAACAGAGCAAGGTGGCTGTTCTCGACTTCCTCGACGACCTGATCGGGGTTGAGCGCGGCGCCACGCAAAGTCACGCAGGGAGCGCAGCATGACTGATATCCGTTTCGCTCCGCCCTTCGAGGGCCAGCAGTTCACCAGTCACCAGCAGTGGGTGAACAAGGCCTCGTCCTGGCTGACCTGCCATCCTGAGTACCGGAACACCCAGCACGGTGAAACCAATGGCTGGCGCGGCCACCACTTCACCGCCATGTGCTTCGACAGCCTCGGACGTCGCTGCCGGAACGGCGCCGATTTCAAGCGTGCAGAGGACGAAGGCACCTTCCCGATTTGGTGGATTTGGCCCGATCAGATCCCTGAGCTCGTCGCGCGCGGTCAGGCGGTGCCAGCATGAAGAACCCGAACCCAATCAACCTTCAGACGTCAGAAGATGTGCGCAAGGCTGGATGGCAGGCCGAGAGCCGCGATGCCGACGGCCACTTGATGCGCGTGCATGCGCCCTTCGAGACGGACGAGGAAATAGTCTGGCTGGTCCGCGAAGCGCTTGAGCACGGCGAGACGGTAACGATCTGGTCGACGAAAGGCGGTGCAGCTTGAAAGCCCTCCTCCGCTCCCTCCGCACATGGTGGTTCCTAAAAACCATCGACCGGAACTTCGACCGAGCACACCCAGAGATCAAGAAGCGCCGCGAGGTGATCAAGGCCGCCCAAGGCCAGCACCGGAAGACGAAACACCTTCAAGACGAACTGCAGCCGGAGATGACCCGCCTGCTGAAAGCAGGACTTTAACGATGAACGATTCAGCCTTCTTCGTCTGTGACCTGCGGCGGAACTCGGCCCGTATGGTGGACCGGGTTTTCGTCGCCGGCTCCTTCGGTCGGTTTCTCCTGCTTCGCGGCTTGGCCGCTGCGCGCCGGCGGCTCATCGGCATCTTCCGAGCCAGACTCTCCCGACTGATCCGGCAATGGGATCGCTTCGAGGTCCATTTCTGGCGGGCTTGGCTTCCAAGTGGGCGCTGGCATTGGCGCGTCCGTCTCGGTCTTATTTCCCTTGGCGACTTTCATGTTTCGGCTCCTTTCCAAGTGGAAAACGAACCGGCTGCTATGGGTTATGTTCCACATGGGGAGACGTTCTGATGCGCAGCGTCTCCGAATGGATCGGCAAGACCGACGACACCCCGCCGCCGCCGCGCGTCAAGGATCGCATCCGCGATCGCCAGGGCAACATCTGCGCTCTGTCTGGCTTGCCGCTCGGTTCCGACGATGTCGTCCAGTACGACCACATCGTCCCGCTCTGGCTCGGCGGACGCAATTCGGAAAGCAACCTGCAGGCCGTCACGTCGGAATCCCACAAGCGGAAGACGGCGGCCGAGGCCAAGGTCCGGGCGAAATGCAACCGGACCCGCAAGAAGCACCTGGGCATCGCCAAAGCGAAATCCAGCTTGTCCCACCCGCGGTTCAAGCGTTGCATGGACGGCACTGTCGTGGACCGCAGAACGGGAGAGGTCATTCGATGAGCGATCTTCTCATGACAAGACGTGCTCGCCCGCGTGAAATCCGGCGCGGCCCGCCAAGAACAAGGAGCCGAAGAATGACGGCACCCATGCTACTCGACAGCGAGCAGGCTGCCCAACTCCTCAACGTTTCCACCCGGACCTTGCGTGAATTCGTGAAGGCTGGCGATATAGCCTATGTGCCGCTCGGCGCCGGCAGATCGAAACCGCGCCTCGGCTTCACCATGGACGACATAAACGATTTCATAAAAAGCCGGAGAACACGCGAGTGTCCGTCTACAAGCCAAAGAACACCCCGTACTACCACTTCGACTTCCAAGTCGCAGGTATACGATATTATGGCTCTACGGAAACAGCGAACCGACGCGAAGCAGAAGCCCGGGAGAAGGTAGAGAAGGATAAGGCCAAGGCGGCCGCGAAGGCCGCCAAGCACGCCAACGGCGCCGGCCCCCTGACCATCAGCGTTGCTACCGCCCGATATTGGACCGAGATCGGCCAGCACCACGCCAACAGTGATACCACCTGGACCGACATCAATCGCCTCGTCGACTATTTCGGTGCGGCGAAGCTCATGTCTGCTATCGGCGACGACGATATCGCGAAGCTCGTCCAGTGGCGACGAGCCCAGACAGCATGGGGGAAAGCCGAGACGAAGGACAAGAAGCCGATGCGTCTCGTGTCGGCCGCCACCGTGAACCGGTCGACCACGCTCGTCATTAAGAAGATTTTCACCCGGGCGAAGCGCACCTGGCGCTACGACTTCCCGCTCGAGCCGAACTGGCGCGACCATTGGCTCAAGGAGCCCGTCGAGCGCGTCCGCGAACTGAAGCAGACGGAAAGCTCGTCGCTCTATCTCGCCACAAGGGCCGACTATCAGCCGATCTTCGATTTCGTGCGCGCCACAGGCCTGCGCCTACAGGAATGCATCCTGCGATGGTCCGAGGTGGACTGGCAGACGGGATGGATTACGAAGCCAGGGAAGAACGATCGACCGGTTAGAACCGCGATCACGAGCGAGGTGCGGGAGATCCTGCTCCCGCTACGCGGGCATCATCACGAATTCGTGTTCACGTATCAGGCGGCACGCACGCGAACCGGCAAGGCTTCATACAAGGGAGATGGGGAAGGAAGGAAGAAGGGCGACCGTTATCCGATCACCTACAGCGGGTTGAAAACCCAGTGGAAGAGGATCCGCGGTAAAGCCGGCGTCGAAGACTTCCGATTCCATGACTTCCGGCATGATCTGGCGACCAAGCTGTTGCGCGAAACCGGAAACCTCAAAACGGTGCAAAAAGCTCTCAGCCACCGCGATATCAAGACGACGACACGTTACGCCCACGTGCTCGACGAAGAAGTCGCGGGCGCTCTCGAATCGCTTTCGAAGCGCAGACGTGCACAAAGGAAGAACAAATGA